ATTAATTCAAAGATATACTTCTTAAATAGATTATTATCAGAAGTATATCTTTGAATTAATACTACCTTATTAGCAGGGGATAATTTCATAAATTCTTCTACGTTCTTTTCAGATATATCAGACATATCGAAACTACCAACTATATCAGTATATCCATATAATCTAGCACGAGTATCTTGTTGACTACTAATAAGATTTAGATTATAACTAGGTATAAACTCATTATCACTTCTAGTTATAAATCTATTAGTATTAACAAAGTTAGACTGTGCTTGGCTCATATTAATAATAAAGCTTTCTAACTGCTGAATAGTTTGAAGATTACGAATACCAAACTTACTTACTAATTCACGGAATTGTGGTGTTTGAGTTTTGAATATCTCACTATCACGAATAATCTTTTCAGTAGCTATACAACTATACTTTAACTGATAATATAAAGAAGGATATGCAGATTCTAATTCATCCTGATTAATATCATTAATAGTATTGAAATTAGTCTTAGGATAGATAGCATCTATCAGATATTTATTACCTTCTTCTGTAACTGCTTTAAGAATAGGTTGACCTCTTTTCGTACGGCCAACATTATTTTCTTTAATATCATTAATACGATTAATAACATTATCAATTTCATTTGCAGATTTACCAGCACCAAATTTATCACTAGTGATAACCATCATATTAGAATTGATTTGGTCTCCTATCTCTTTGAAATATTCAAATGCTCTTAACGCTTTAATCTGATATATAAGATTCTCTGTATTAGCAGAATCAACGTTCTCTACATTATCTTTAAGATGTTCTCTTAGTTCAGTTACTTTTATTCCTTCTTCAAGAAGTTCATCTTCATTAATCTTTATTCCTCTACTTTCAAGCATTCCTTTAACATCTTTAAGACGAGTCTTTTTAGTAATACTATTAGCAGGAATGCCAACAGCTTTAGCTAATCGTACATACATGTCTCGTCTTAATCCAATAAGAGGATTAAATCCAGTTTCTCCGAATACATTATCATTAGCATTTTGTCTAGCAATAAGCTCAGTTATTACTGGTTGATTAACAAACAAAATAGATGTTTCATAACTAGCACCACAATCTACAATAGATTTATATACATCAAAAGTATATAAATCCACATTAGGAACACCACCTTCTTTTACGCCATCAAGAATAAGAGCAGTAGTTTCAGAAGAATAAGGAGTAATTAAACGATTATCTATATTAAGATTATCATAACTCCAACCTAACTGATTATGGTCTACTGTTACTTCTTTACCTACTCTACTTACATCTCTAAAACGTTTTCTTAATTTACTTTGTGCGTCTTTTGCATCTTTTTCTGTGCTATATGTATAAGTAAACCTAAAGCCACCATGTGCACCGTCAATAATAGTTTTAGCTTTATTACTAATGGAGGCAAAGTTGTCACGATTAACAGAAATAGCTTTAAGACGTGCACCGGACATATTAGCATCACGATACCAATTTTGAGCAATTACTGAATTAATATTACGATAAGTCTCTGATAAACCTTCAAAGATATTAGCTTTTGCAGCTTTAATATCTTCAAAGTTACTAGAAGATAAGTTTTCACCAATAGATACTGGTAGATTCATTATCTTAATAAATGTATCTACTATCTTATTGTTACGAGCATCACGAGTATTCTGTTGAGCTACTGTTAGCTTGCTAAATTCTTCAAGAGACATAGCTCCTACTATTTCTGCTCTAGCATTAATAGTTTTTTCTAATCTAGCTCTACGAGTTTCATCAGCATAATTAATAGCTAATTGTTCAGCATTATCCTTTACATTCTGATAAAATTCTCTTTGTTCATTAATAATAGATTGAATATTACGATACTGTTGTGCAAATTTAGCAATAGCTTCATTGTTCTTATATTCATTCTCATAAAAATCCATCTTACTTACAATAACATCTACTCTTTCACCAAATTTTAATTCTTTTGATTTAAAAGTAATAGTAAGATTATCTTTTACTTCTCTTGGAAGTTCTGCCCATGTTTCATCTGTTTCAGCTATTAAATCTCTAACTTGGTCAGTTAAGAATTTATCATATTCTTCATTAGCTTTACGAACAGTTTCTCTTGCAGCTTTACGAGCTTCTTTAAATTCTTCTTTAGTAAATTCAGAACTAGTAGCTTTACGAGTTTCTTTATCTATTAAAGAATTTATATAACCAATATATCTACGATAAGTACTTACTTCATCTTCTCCATCTATATATTCGACTTTATGAGGTTTACCATTTCTATCGAAATAAGCTGTATGATAAATACCATAGATACTATCAATATCGAAGTCAGCACCAGTCTGTAATACCCATTCATCAGGAACAACAATAGTAGAACCTTGAGATTCATCTAATAAACCTACAACTTTCATTACTGCTACTGATTGTTTGCCTTCTGTTGGAATACGATAACCAATCATAGTATCGAGTCCAGCAGATTGTAAATCTTCAAGAGTAACTTCTTTAATTAGATTACCTTCTGCATCATAAGTATTATAAGCCTTTATCATCCATTTAGGTAACAGTATCTCTACTATCTGACTACCGTCTTTATGATACGTTAGTTTACGACCAAGAGAATAACCGTGTTTCTCTTCTACTCTAGATTGCATCAAATCTCTTAAATCACTACGACCTGATAGTTCGGTCATACCAATATCTGAAACTTGACTAGCATGAAATCCTGGAAGTACTTGTCGAGTAACACGATTAGTAAATATACTATTTACAATATTTTCTATCTTGCTACGAACTAGATTAGTCCAAGCAGGCATATAAGGCAATCCAGTTTCAGGATTTATTTCAGCATACTTACGATAATTACTGTCTAATCCTCTACGAGTTAACTCATCCTTAATAAGAGATATAAACTGATTATTATCTATCTTAGCTTGATTACCTTCATATACTACATTACCTTTAGCATCAATCTCTACACCAATACGAGAAGCAGCATCTTTAAAACTATCTTGAATATTAGCAGTAAAGTTATCAAAGAAATCTTTAATAAGAGATTGACCTTCAGGAGTATTACCAATATTATCTATTAGCTTTTTAACAATCTGTAACCCTGCCTTATTCTCACCATCCATGTGTTGAGGAATATCTTGTTGAGTATAAAGATTAGAATACCAACCAGTTTTATACTTAGTTTGAATATCCAAGTTAAACTGTTTCAACCTCTCTTTAGAGGGGAACTTCCCATGAGAATCCCAAAACTCTAGTACTCTATTAGTAGTAGCTTTTTCAGTAGTAGTAAAGTTAACTTGACCTATATTATTATCAGTCATATATTTAGCTAAAGCAGCAAGTTCACTATTGCCTAAGAATCTAGGTATAAGTACGAACTCTGCATTTTTAATCTGAATAGGATTAGCTAACTTAGCATCATTATCTATTTCTAAATCATAATAGAAGTTTTTCTGAACTTGTATCTTCTTAGATAACTCTCCTAGTTTAACATTATCAATAGGCTTGGTTTCGTCATAAAGAGCTTCGATTAAATCTTTATAACTATCATATTCTCCACGTAGATACATTCTACGAACAAATTCATCAAGAGTAATAAATGATTGAGCATCTGTTACTTCTGACTTATCTTTAGAGAATTGTTTAAGTATAAAAGCTCTAGTCTCTTTAGATACGTTAGCTATATCTAATTGCTTCTTTAAATCATCAAGAACTTTACCACTGCTTTGAACATCTTCAATAGTAATATATTTGAAACTACTATCTACACTAATAGTCTTATTAGGAGCTACTGTTATATCTCCCAAATGTTTCTGTACATTATACAAATCATATCCTGCATAAGCTAATCCTCCTGCTTGATATTCTTTATTACGTTTAATAGTATCACGAGAATCTTTATAATATGCTTCGTCTCCGAAGAACATATCATTTAGATTATTATATTGAATCTCATAGTTAAGAACCATTTCAGCAATGAAAGCATTGAATGATTCTTGACTGGCGTTTTTATACTTATCTACAAACTCTTTATCAGAACTATATTTAGCAATAGCTTCTTGTATTCTATAATTAATATAGTTATCTATATAATTATATACAGAATTACGAAGCTCGCCAGTAAGTCTAATATTGTACTCTCCGTTCTCATCTTGTATTAGCGATATTTCACTATTCTTTCCCCCGTAAAGGAGTGAGAATACATCACCTCCCTCGAACAGCCAATTCATATCTACTCTTTTAGCTGTCTCACTATTATACTTATTAAGGTTCTTAACTTTATCAATAAGTAAACTTCTAAACTTAAATACATTACCAGTAGGATTGCCATTTCTATCAAGAATACTTTTACGATAATGATAATTAAGTCTAGCTTCTGATTTACGTAAATCTTTAAACTCTTCTTTTATCTTAGGTTTACCGTTTTCATCAGATACGATAGTTACTACTCCATTCTCAACAGTTGTCTCAAATAAGAAGTTAATAGCTTGCGCCATTTCTGCTAGTTCTTTAGCATAGATGTTAGCATAAGCTACATAGATAGGATGAGTATGATTTATAGATATAGAAGAACTCGTTTGATATTCTCCAAAACGAGATTTAAATTCACTTTCTGAAAATATATCTTTATTATCACTTCTTCTAAAACGATAACCTTTTGGAGCTAATACTATGGTTTTTATTCCTAGTTGTTTACCTGCTTTAGCACCAGATTCATCTGCACCTGTTTGTCCCCCACTTCTTATTAGATTTACTTTTACATTTAATTTAGGGTTGTTTACAACATTTCTAAGAACATTATAAATGAAAGAATCTATTCTATTTTGATTTATATTATATTTTTCAAAAGTATATATTCCATTACCTGCAATATTTATACTTATATCTCTTTTAAATAAACTATTATATTTTTTATTTATATCATTTACAATCTTATTTGCTATCTCTTCTACTGTAACTCCTTTTAAGCTTTTCATATCAATAGGAATATACAGTTTATTATTATTTTCTACATACTTTTTTGTAACTCTTTCTCCGGCAGTTGTAAAATCCATAGCAAAAGCTATTGTTACATCTGCATTAGCATTGATATTAGTTCTTTCATTATAATTTTCAGATGAAGATTGATTAAATATTATATCACTATTTGTATCTTGTCTAATGAATAAATCATTAATATCTAGTTTATAACTATTAAATACGAAAGTCTTAGGTGCATCAGAAGGTGTTTGGGTAAAGAACTTAGATTTCTTAACTCCTTTAGCCATCTCATAGTTATCTCCGTTGTTAGCGTATTCATTTAGAGTAATAATATCCCATTCAAGAGCATTAATATCTTTATAAGATTTAGCTTTTCCTGTAACTTCATTACTAACACCATTATACAACTGTGCACCAAACTCACGATAATATTCAGTAAGTTCGTAACCTGTGTCAGTAAGACGAAGTAGACCGGGAATTACTTTACCATTAGATAAAGTCTTTTCAATAAGTATATTACTATATTGATATTGAGGAATATTAGTAAACTTAACTAGATAGTCACGAAGTTCAGCATTAGCAGCAGGATTATCATTATAACGATTATCGTTAATTCTTTCAAAGAACTTACTAATATAATTGTTCTTTAGAATATCACTAACTAGATTGTTCTCTGCATTAATACTATTAAATTCAGAATCTACTATTTGATAGTCTTTAAATCTATCAGATATACGATTAGCTATATTATTAGCATAACCGCCTTTATATTGTAGTTGAGACTTATCAAATGGAACTACTACATATTCTTCATCGTTCTTAGCTTTGTTATATTCACCTGCATAATATATACGTTGTGCTTCATTATCTATCTTTAATATATTAGATGCATTAGCTACAACTTTATTAAATTCTAGCAAATCGTTGATAAGACTAGTGATATTAGAAAGTTGACTATCACCGAAGCTACGAATGTAGTTAATAACACCCTGTCTATTGATGCCGAAGTTATATTTATTAAAGATTGCCGCAAGCTCTTCCGAGATTTCTTGTACTTCATTTGTATCTGAATTGTTTAATGTGGATAATCTATTTTTAAGTTCTTCTAATACTGCAACATCTCCATTCATAATAGAAGGATTATGAACAAGAGAATCAAAACTATTAAGTATCTTATTTTGCAGATTAAGTTTAGGGAAAGTATTACGATTCTTAGTCACTACATTAGAACCGTCTGCACTTTGAATTACTTCATTACGTTCCCAAATAGATTGTTTTAGTTGAGTAAATATCTTATTTCTTATCTGAACATTAGCTTCATCTTCTAATAGACGAGCAGCATATTCTAAATGAGACACTTCTTTAAATCTTTCAGCAATAGTATGGAAACTTTCTACCATAGCTTCAACGCTAGAGAAGTTACCATAGTTGTTCAATGCTTTAAAAGAACTAGAGAATCCAGCACTTTCAGCTATACCTGAATAAGTATCACTAGCTGTATCAGGTTTTTCATTAATAAATGAATTGCTATTAGTTTTAGGTAAACGAGCAAACCATTCTTTTACTTCTTTACTAACATTCTTATCAATGTCTTTACGTTGGTCAGCTAGTTCAGACCAATCAGCACGTAAAGAAGCAATAGTTTCAGGGTCTTCTTGACGACTACCTTGTTCACTATCTTCTTTAGCATCATCATTAGTTTCATAATCCTCGTTAGTGTCTATGCCAAACTCTTTGCTAAGACTAATAACTTCGGGTGAATTAATAACAATATCAAATAACTCATTACGGTTATAATTACCACCATCGTAAAGATTACGAATAATAGTACCGATATAAGCCTTTTGTTCTTGTGTAAGTTTCTTATCATTCTCTTTAAGATGTCGATTAAGATAAGTAATCATAGTTAGCTTTACAGCAGCTTGAGGACTTAACTCGTTACCAGCTTTATCCTTTAGGACTTCTTTCTCACCTTTACGTTTTCTATTAGCAAGAGCTTTACGAATACTTCCTTGACTCTTTAGATAAATAGTACTAAGGATATTAATAGCATGGTCTTCCTTTGCTATATCATTACCAAATACACCAGTTCGTGAAGTACGAACGTTCTGAACATAATCTTGAGTATTAATCGTCTCTCTGTTATTATATGCTATAACAGCATTAACAGTGTTTGCATCAATACTCTCTTCATTGAAATCTCTACCAGTCTTTTCTTGATACCATTCACGAAAACTAGTATCTTCGATAGTGGCAAGATATTCGGTAGACTTTCTAACATCATTATTAGTAAGCTCTAATAGCTTATCTAATTTAGGATTACTAGGAGTACAACTCATATACTTTATATTATTAATTAAGTAATTACTAACAGTATCAAAGATAGTATTATTATCAACACTATCAAATATATTTATCAAATAGTCTAAAACCACACGTTCCGAAGGCTACCGAACGCCCGTAGACCGCAAAATTCTGCCGAAATTCGCATTTTATATAGCGTCTCGATAGTAAGATAGGGAAAACAGAAAAGTCCCATAGGCGGCTTTAGAATGGCTCATTCTTAGGCTTTCTACGGGACTTTCGTCTCTAGACTTATCTTAGTTAGCTACATACGAAACTAAGCTCACCAGTGTCAAATAAGTGGTTTACAATAGCCTTCTGACGACTACTTAAACCTTCTACTAAGCTATCGAAGTTATCGACTTGCCGGTAGTTATCACTTATAGAACTATCTAAGTCTAGGTCTATATCAGGAATATCAAAAGCATCATCAGTAGGAACGCCTGTATCTTCTTCTGCTCTGTCGAATACATCATCGTGAACAGTACTTGTAGTACTAGCTGTATCAGATGTTTCTAATCCAATAGTAGATAAACGATTGCGAACTTCACCAAGTAACGTATTATCTATATTACCAACTTTACCTATAATCTCTACTAAAGCATCAATAATCTTAGTAAATAGATTATTAGATTTAGTTTTAGTATTAGAATCATATTTAATTCTAGAAAGTAATCTAGCAAATGTACGATTAGTAATAGCTTCAACTACAAATTCCTCAATAGCTACGCTTCTAGGTTTATCACTATTTAAGAATCTTCCGTATTCTTCTACTAAAGCAGAATCCTGATTAATGAAACTACTAAACTTATCATATAGGTCACCAAATGATTGCTCTATATTAGCACGTTCATCATTAAGTAGATAATGAACACCTTCATGTATAAGAGTAAGAACTCTACGTTCAGGTTCAAGAGTATCGAATCTATTAGTAAGAGTAATAGTATTACCACCGGCAACTATTCCTGCAAATCTACCTTTTTCACTTACTATTTCAATATCAGGATTAAGAGCAATACCAGCAGATTCTAATGCCGAAACAACAGATAATAGATTTGGATTAGTAGTATTAGCTTGCGCAACTTCCATAAGAGTGCCTACTTGTGGAGCACTATCTTGACTAGCAAGTGGGTCAGGTGTAGAAACAGGAGATACAACTTGTTGCTCCTCTATGGGGGAAACAGCGGCGTCAGCCGCGTTAGTACGACCAGTACTACGACTAGGATTCATAAGAGTAATATTACGATTATATACATCTCCTACATAATTAAAGTTACTAATAATATTACCTTTACTATCAGTAACATTGCCCAAGTCAGTAACCAATACTCCATCCTTAGCTACGAACTCTTCATAACTACTGTAATCTGTATCCATCCATTCATCTTGAAGTATATTAGGTATCTTAGCTTGTAATTTACCGTCTACCATTCTAAACAAATTAGACTCACCACGAACAGCTGAATTAACGACATTACGAGTAAGTGTAGCATATACTCCTTCCATCATAGTACTAAAGTTACCATGATTATTAGTAGGAACAAAACCATTAGGCATACGAGCCATAAGCCTTCTAGGTTTAGTTTCACCCGGTATAGCAAATGCTACATTTCTATCAGCAACATTAAAGTAAATAGTAGGTCCAATCTTATTAAGAGGACGAAATGCACGACCTACAACTTCATAACCATAAAGAGCTTTTTGTTTACCTACATACTTAGATATTTCATCTAATAGTTGTTGATGTAAATCAGTATTTCCTTGTAGAGTAGCATCTACTAATGAATGAAATAACTTATCTAATCCTTCATTAAATCTTTTAGTATATTCAGTAGCTTCTGTTTCACTATTACTCATAGTATTCTCACGACTAGTAACAGCAATAAGTCTACCTTCTGAATCTTTAATAGTCATACCGACTACACCTCTAGGAATACGACTAGCAGCAATAATACTATTAGATTTAATATCGGCAACTCCTCCGTCAACTCCTACTACTAGACGATAACCGTCAGTAGTTTCACTAGTAGCTACATCTCCAAACTTACGATATATAGGATTACCTTGTTTATCTCTAGCATAAATAACACTACCTGAACTTGTACGACCAACAACTAAACGTTTCTTTTTAGACTTAGTATTATTAATAGAAGACTTTAAGTTATTAATGTCAGTATAAGACTTCTTGAGTTTATTCATCCAATTAGTCAACGATTCATTAACAATGGTACTAAAGTTAGGCTGATTAATATTAAGAGCATTATTAAAGAATACAATATTATTAAGATGTTTAATCCTATCTAATAAATTAGTCTGTGTATCACCGAATAAACTAGTTAGATTCTGCCAATGAACATTTTCTTGTAAAGCATTAAGTTGATGTCCGAATGTTCCTTCAACTTCAGGGTTATTACGAACACGATACAAACGACGTATATTATTAAGTAATTGTACAAATTCTTTAGCACTAGGTTCTTCACTAGCAATAATAGATTGAAGTTGAGTTATGAAATCTATACTATCGTTTCTAACAGTATATCTCCAACCTTGATTCATAACTTCAACATTACCATTATTATAACCAATCTTAGGAAACTCGCCTATTTTAATTCCACGAGACTTAACAATAAGATTACCGTTTTCATCTAGTTCTACATTTACTGTATCATTAGTCTTCAACTGACCGATACGAGAGTAAACCTTACTATCATTTAAATTAACTAAATTAAAGAAGTAACCATTGTCTTTACTATTCTGTTTATCTTCTGCAACAGCTTTATCTAAAGTCTTACTTGCTTCTTGTATAATATCAGAAGGAGTTTTAATCTCTTCATCAACATTAACTATCTTACCGTCTACTATTTGACGATTAGCTAGAATCTTAATATCATTATACAAACTAACAGCTCTAGGATTTAACTGTTGTAGATAAACCATCATATCATTAAGACTAGTAAATGTCTTACCTTCTATCTGATTACCTTGTATTTGATTATATAAATCTATAATTAAATTTATCTCTTCTATACGTTGACGTTGACCTTCTAAGTCATTATCAGATATAGCTGATTCAAGAACATTAGTATCAGTAGGAGCAGATTCATCAGATTTACTAGTATCTACGTAAGTAACATCTCCAATAGCAATAGCGGCATTTAATTCATCAATAGTAACATCAGCAATTATATTGCCTTTAGCATCCATTCCGTCAATACTAACGTTACCAAATTTACTAACACGTACATCTATTGCACTTACTTTAACCGGTTTTCTACTAACATCTCCTAGACTAGCAAAAGGCTTTACTATTGTAAATTCTAAATTATTAATATTAGCTTTATTTACAACACCTGAATTAGCTTTAGATACTACTTTATCTAATGTCTCTTTTAGCTTCTTCTCTTTAGCAGTCTTTGGTTTAGGTTTTGGAGTAGGCTTAACCGCTAGTTCTTCTTGCCTCGTCGCTTCGCTCCTCGTTTCCCCCGTAGAGGAGTCTTGTTGCTGATTATTCCCAGTCTGTTGCTGTGCTTGACTTTGTGCAGCAAGACTATTTCTTCTCTTAGTAATAGCTTCTCTTAAAGACGCTATATCTTTCTTACCATTCTCTGAATTAGATAGAATACTAACAGCATTAGATAAACTCTTATTACTAGTATCTTGAGATTCCTCTTCTGTAAAAGCATTATCTAATGCTTTATCTAACTTAGTAAGTTCTTCTTCAGTAGCAACGTTAACGAAATCATTAAGATTCTTCTTTGCAGACTTAACTAACTTCTTAGCAGCTTCTTCAAACTCTTTCTTACGAGTATCTTCAAATTCCTTAGCTTGTTCATTAGTAGTAATAATATTGGAACGATAGTTATCTCTACGAATTTCATCGAGAAGTATCTGTCCCATATTATCCATATATTCTGAATTAATAGCACGAACTTGTTTAGATAGACTACCTAGACTAAAGTCTTTACCTGCTTGTTTAAACAGAGCTACATCATTTTCATCTAATTCTTCTATCTGTTTCTTAATAAGGTCATTCTGTTCTTGACTACCTTCTATTCCAAGAGCTATATTTTCTACACTACGAACATTATCTAAGAATAAACTTTCCATAGGACTTAAACCTCTACGCAAGTCATTAACTTTAGATTCTATTATCTTAGATATATCTAAGTACTGATTAGCCTTTGCTTTATCCAAAGGATTATTACTATTCTTTAGACTATTATAAGTAGACATTACTTCGCGACGATACTGCTCTAATATACCTAACTGCATACGATTCTTAGCCATTGGGTCAAGAATCTCATTAATAGCAGGAATAGTATTCTCTAATTGAGATTGAATAGTATTAAGTCTTTCTACTCGTTTATTTAATAAGTCAGCTTCTTGTGCATTAACTATATTTTCTGATATAGCTACATCTAATAGAGCATCATCTATATTAGCACTACGCAATGCACTAGAATAGTTAACATATCTATTAAGAACAGTACGCATAGTTTTCTTTATAGATTGAGTATCTCTATCATATTCTGCTTCATCAGCAAGACCTGCATCTACTAGCTTTTTCTTTAGTCTAGGGTCTTCAATATAATCTTCGAGTAACTCATAGTTACCGGAACGAATAGCATTTAAAGTAAGAGTAGTTGTGAATTTCTCTTTAGCAGCAGCACGTAAATCTTCTTGTTCTTCGGGACTAACTTTACTATAACGAGTAGTACCTACTGTTGGGTCTTGACTAATAGTTCCATCATCAAGATAAGTGATAGGATTACCTTTAGCATCACGTTCTATCTGAAACGGATTCTCGCCATTTTCGATAATTTTCATCTGACGAGCATATTCATTGAATACTTGCTCACGACCATTGATTTCAGCAATACGTTGTTTCTCTTCTACATTACCACCTTTACGATTATTAATAGCTGACATAGTACCACCGAAAGTAATACCTCCAATAACTCCCCATAATGCAGAATTATATAATTGAGGATTCTGTAAGTACTTCTCTATTCTATCCATAGATACAGCACCATTGTATTGTTCAGCTTGACCTAACAAATAACGACCGTATAAAGTACCTTCTTCTTGACCTACAAAGTTAATAGCTTCTTCAATACCTTCTGTTAATTCAGATAATAGTAGATTCTCACTAGAATTAACAAAGCGATTTATTTTACCTGCAAAATCTTTAATAGTACCTTTTGCCGCTTGACCTAAAGTTTGACTAGCAGATTCAACACCAGTAGAAGCTATTCTATCAAGAGCTTGATTTTGTGAATAACGAATACGAGGAGTGATAGCACGATTAACTTGACCTAATGCTTTATTAACTGCACGTAACTGCATATAGTCGAAGAATACATTACCTGCATTATATCCAAAGTTTCGCATAGCTGCTTTATCTGCAACTATAAGAGCGGCTTCTTCTTTAGTTCTTTCTTTAGCTTCATTAGCAATATCAGGATTATTATCTAACCAAGTTTGAAATTCTTCATCAGACATTCCTGTAAATAACGACAATGCTTCTCCTTCTATTTGTTCCGCAACTCCACGAGCTTCTTGATAATTCTCACCAAGACGCATACCAATAGCAGTAATACCATCTTTAGCGATAAGTTTTAACTTATTAGCACGATATACATTATCTAATTTAGTAGCTTTCTTAGCCCAATTCATTGCACGACTTACTTTAGAACTACTACGTCCTAATGCTGCAACTCCTTTACCGGCAGCTCCAACTCCTTTAGTCAATAGAGAACCGGGAATCATTAAAGATAAAGAGCTAGCAATACTTGGAACTTGACTAAAAAACCAACCTGAAAAGTCATTCATATCAAATGCTTTATCAGGATTCTCACGATATATAGGAAATAAATCATCACGAACATAATCAGATATAGCATCACCTGCTCTAGTAATAGGATTGCTAAATGGTTTATCATCCCATAATCCAGCAGTAGCCAAATCTACTAACATACCCATACCACCAACAGTATCTCCTATAACTGTTCCAATAGTTTGACCTAAAGAATTACCTGCTTGTTTCCAAGCTGATTGATTCTTAGCACGAAGAGTTTCTAATTCTTCTCTACTTTGATAACGATTAGGTTCAGCACCATACTTAGCTAAAGAATGATAGTCTTCCTCTGTTCCAGTAAAGACTTCTTTACCACTAAGATTACGAAACATGAAGTCGCCTTGTGCAGCTACATCAGGTTTGTATTTAGTAACAGTAGGAGCTTCTTTAGCCATATTAACAGAATTAGCCCCACTGTCTAGTGGAGCTTTTTCTACTGATATATCATCAAATATGTTTGGCATAACTTATTTCATTAAATCGTTCATTTGATTTAGTATTACTTGACTAGGAGATTCACCAGTAAGTCCTGAATACATTCTATTAAAGAATTGGAATACTTGTCTCTTAGTATCAATATCTAGTTCTCTAAGATTACCAGTAACACCTGCCATAATCATAGCTTTCTGCATAAGAGGACGAGCTATAACCTGTTGCTCCTCTATGGGGGAATTTGCAATAGAACCGTTTCTTGCACTAATCAAGTCTATATCTTCTTTAACAGGAGCAAGAATAGCATTAGATTTACTATTTTGTAACATACGTTGAAATAATTCATCTTCTGTAATCTTAATTACAGGTTCGTCACTTGCATCTAATATTTGATAAAAGTTTCCATCAGTAACAACAGAAAAAGTTCCATCTCCAAATTCACTATCAGATAAACGATAGTTTCTTTTAAGTGCATTATTGTACTTAATAGAATTAAGAGTATCCATTGCTTTAACAGCAGGTAAAGATTTAAATCTTTCTATTTCATCATTAAGAATAGCACCTGTAATCATGTAATCTCCTGCTATTGCATTCTGTATTCTTTCTTCCATTTCAGTATCGGGATTCTTAGCAGTATTCTTTCCAATCTTAGGAGTATAAGGAATATTTAAGAATATTCCATATTCCCCCGTAGAGGAGCTACTGCACCATCCATTGTTAATGTTCTTCTTCTTAACCTGTGCTTGAATAGTTTGCATTATAGCATCACGTTCTCTACTATCTTCAACAGGTTCAAGAACTCCTTCGGCATTACGTTTCTTAATAACAATACTTCCGGGATTAGCAATACTAATCATATTCATTACTCTTTCATTGTAATTCTTTAATTGCTCATCTTCGAATCCTTGACCAGTAGCAATTACATGAGGTGGTAAATCAAACACATTAACATCTACATAATTAGATGGTAAAGAATCAGATATACGTTCTGTTGCAGCATTAGATACTTGTGCAGCTTTTTCATATACATAAGCAGGAGAATCTTTAGTACTCCTAGCAGTAGTTATTTCACCTCGACCTATTGCTCTAAGACCTGCAATTCCTGCTGTTGTAATACTACCATATACTTTATTTCCATAAAAAACTTCATCGTTTCTAGTAAAGTTTTTAGGAGTATTATTACCAGTTGTAAATCCAACAGGACTAAGTTTAAGGACTTCTGCCATTTCAGGAGCTAAACGAGTATAAGCATCTTTACTAATACGAATATATTCTTTATCTCCTATTTTAGTAAATGATACATCTTGTCTAGTTAATCCCATATCTACTCTTAATTTAGATATAATAGCATTCTTAGAACTATCATTAAGAGGATTAACTAGAACTGTATCGAAACTATTACCTTGTGAATCAGTAAATAATTTATTTATTCTATCAGCATATTCTTGTTGAATAGGATTATTACTATCAGCCATATCTCCATTACTTAATCGCTTACCTAAGAACTCCGAAGCATATTGTTCTTCTTGTGTAAGATAACCTTTCATTGCATCTAGTCGATTATTGGCTCTAGCAATACCATCGTAATAATTATTAGCTTCGTCTAATAACTGTTTTTTAGCACTATCAGATAAGTTAGAATTATTAGCAATATTAGAACGTAATTGACTATATGCTTTATCTAATGGAAGATTTCTTGATACTCCATGAGATGCAAACATATTAGATAATTGTCCATTAAGACTATTTAATTGAGATTGTACTTTAGCAGGAGTATCAGGTTCTACTTTTTCTTTACCACCAATAGTAGCTAAAGAAGGAAGTAATTCAGGTTCTTTACCGGTTTTAGGTTTATTAGCAGCTTTACGAGCAGCAGCTAATATATTAAATCCCAATTCAGGATTAATTCTACTTTCAACTCTACGATAAGCAGAAGCAGCATATCTAGGCGCAAATAAGTTCTCTTCAAACTCTTTCTGCGACATGATTGTACCATCAGGTCTAGTAACAGTATTGTTTTTATTTCCTTTATTAGCTTTCCAAACATTAACTTTATAATCTTGTTCGAGAGAAGCACGAGCACCCGGAGTTTCATTCAAAGCAGCTTCAAATGCAGCACGAATTTTATCTGCCGATAGTTGTTGAACACCACTAGCTGTTTTAAGATAAGGAAGGTCACCAGCAGCAATATTACCTTGACCACCTTTAAGATTACCTTCTGCGTCTCCCCATACTAATTGTTCACCAGAATTAGAATCAACACCAACAGTAGATAATACTTTCTGATATAAAGTATTATAATCTATTTGTTCAACAGGACGATAGTTAGGTTGGAATTGATTACCACCTATTACTTTACCTGTTTCATCTACTTGGTCTTGATAATTATATTTATTCTGTTCTAATGTGTACGCTTTAACATCACCGTCGTAAGCATCACTATTAGTAACTTCGTCTTGGAATTTCTTAAATTCTTGTTGATAACGCTCACGACCAATAAGACCGGGATTACTATTAACTTCACCTGCCAATCTTCTAGCAGTAGTTAAAGCAGTGGCATAACTTCCGTCTTGTGCACTAGCTTCTATTTGAGCATTAATATCTCTCGAATAGTTATCGAGCCATTCGTTTTCAGCTTCATTTAATTGCTTATTAGCAAGAAATGTTTTAATCTGATTACTAGTTTCAATAGCAGTATCATGTTTCTGTTGTAGAGTATTTAACGTACTATTGTAAACATCTAAAGGAGCGGCAACCCGCTCCCTTTTCTGATAACCTGCTGTTTTAATATTTATCGGCATAGTTATAATATTATTTATTAAGCAATCTTTTTCTTACCGCCACATCTGAATAATGTACTACGTATATTACCTAGCCTATTCTTATTCTTTCCCATTAGTTTCAAGAACAATTCTGTTTGTTCAGGATTAGCAGACATCATAGCAGCAGTAGCATTTTCTTCTGAACGTTTCTTATCTACTCCTAATTGATAATCTCTAACTGCACCAGTAAGACCTTCTATCATTTGAGTTCTATTATTAGCTTTAGCTTGAATCTTTTCATTAGCGGTTTGTGCAGCAGATAAAGAATTATATCTTTCAGCTTCGTTTAATGCAGCAACATTTCTACCTTCTACTTCTTGACGATTCAAAGCATCTTGATTATACAATTGAGTTTCAATATTTTCTTTAGTTCCACGAAGTTTATTTCTTTGCAATACTGCATCATTAGCAACTCTTTGTTGACGAGATATATTGGCAGCAGAACTAGAAGTATTGCTATCTATTACTCTACGCATATTCTTCTCGTTTTCGCTAATCTCTGATAATTGAGGATTAATATTATAATTAGTCTTCATTCTAGCAGGACGAACTGCTCTAGGAGTAGGAACTTGTGGAGCTTGAATATTATCAATACTTGATTTATTAGTTAAACCACTAATCAAACTTCCAATAGCTCCAATACCTGAACTTATTAATTCTCCAGTATTACCTTTAAAAGAATTACCTATTTTACTAAAGAAATTACCTGACTTATTACTAGTAGGATTAGAAGAAAGATTCATAGGTTTAATATTACCCGCACTAGGATTGGTAATCTTAGCTCCGGAAGTTATTCCAGCAGGATTCATAACGCTTCTATCAATAGTAGCTCTTACGGGCAAAGAATCAACACTAGGATTACCAATATTAAAAGACGGTGCAATAGGTGATAGTTTTTTTAATCTTCTACCAGTAACTACTGTTTCAGGAAAACTACCACCATAAGAAGCTTTCTTTAATTCAGGATACTTTTTATATACCTTAGCTCTTACATCAGAACGTCCATGTAAACCTGCTAATCTAAGAGCGTCTCTAGCATCTGCTTTAGTAGGAATAGGATAGCTACGTCCACCACCTGCAAAATCTTTCGATTTAACACTAGGATATGGTTTCTTAGAAGAACCATAATCATCTTTACGAGAAAGACCTCCTAGCTTCTTACGATTAGGAACACCTAATTTATTCTTAATTCCTCTATATAAACTTAAAGCAGTTGATTCTCTAGGAGCTGTAACATTGTTATTAGTATTTGGATATTGATTAGGAACATAAGTATTATCCTTAATCATTTTAGGAATACGAGAACCAGTAACATTTACTTCGGGAAGTTTATTAGATTTTCTCGAAGCTGTAACTACTACTTCGGGAAGTTTATTAGACTTAATCGAAGAATTATTAGAACCTGCTAATTGAGTACCATAATTCTTTCCATTCCAATTAAATGATTTAGCTCCACTTTTACGAGCAGCAGCAAAAGCAGAACTAAAAGATTGCTTGTTAGAACTTGATTTAGTAGGAACACTAACAGTTTGTTTACTAGCAGAAGAGTTATTAAATCTTCTATTAGTTTGTTCAATAGCTGTTCTACTATTTCTAGCCAATGGAAGTTTATCATACATATCTTTCGTACTAGTATTAGGAGTATGACTAGTATTTCCTTGATATTGATAATTAGGATTATTACGTGCTTCTCTTAAACTACGAATAGCACGACCTTCATTTCTGCCTTGATATTCCCCAGTAAGTTGAGGAAATCTTTTACGATTACCACCAAATTTCATAACTTTATTATTTTTAATTGTTCCACCTAATTTTCTACTACGTCTACTAAGACCTTCTGTGTAAACAGCTTTATTATGAAGTCTACTGCCTTTTAGAATTTCTTCTGACGTAGGTTCGTAGAAGTCTACAAAATCTAATTTTTTACTTTCAGGTTTACCTGTAAATATAAAATGTTGTCTAGGATTACCAGTATTACGAGTACTACTATGTAATCCATATTCTCTGGCATGATAAATATTAGCTTTATTAGGGTCAAATTTGTAACCTTGTTTTTCAGCTACTTCTTTTATTGCTTTATCATGAGCTTTCTTACGAAGATTTTTAGTAACTTCGGCTTTCTTTTCTTTAAGAAATTCAGAATAACTTTTCTTATTTCCGTTATTCACTATGTTTTTTAAATATTTATTATATGCAACTCTTTCAATATAAGAAGCATTATCCATATTATACCTTTCATACTTCATAGCACGAGAAGGATTAGAAGCATTTTTTCTATCTATATAATTTATACGATTCTTTATATCAAAAGAATAAGCGTCTTTATTAGAATCATTTAAATCTTTAAATAAACTATTGAAAGTAATATCTTCACTGGCTTTAATTTCATTTCTTATATTATCGGGAAGTTTGCCATATTTTGCAATATTTTCATCTAGTAACTTTCTACGATAATAAGACATTTCATCAGCAAAGTTAAAATCATTATCAACCCACCAATCGGTCATACGAGGGGAATCAAATCTAGTAGGTCTACGAACTTTAGCTACTTTGCCTTCTTTCTCTCCTTGAAATTTAAACTTCGATTCATTTGCATATCCTACTGCTTGATTACCACTATTACTAGTGTATAAAACACCTTGAACATCACCTGGTATATCTGCTCTTCCTGCTCCAGTTTCAGGCGCAGTATGAGTAGATACATACTTATAAATATTGTCCTCGTTTACTTCTATCCCTTGTTCCTTTAGTTTCTTACTAACAGAATTATATTGTTCTTTAGTTAATGGATGAACACCTCTAACAAAAGTATTATGCTGATTAACTAAATCTTTAACAGCTTTTCTAGCTTTGGCTTCATCTTTAGCATAATCCAAAGGAATAGGTTTATAACCGAATCTTTTAGCAACAGCATTTACTTTCTTTAATTGCTCTCTAGTCATTTTTTCAGGACTTTCTAATAATCCTGCTATTCTTTTACTTTCAATATTCCTAGGAGCATTATTAGTCCTTGGCTTTTTTAAAGTAGGAACTAATCCCAATAAAGGATTTATTTCAGAAGCAGCAACACTAACTGCATTAGAAGCTAATTCTTTACCTGTCTCTTTAATAGCAGTTTTTACTATATTACTTCCTACTTTACTTCCTGCTTTAGTAGCAGCTTTTATTATACCAGTTTGTCCGGCTAATAGAATATCTGTTTCCGGACTAACTATTTCAAGACCTTTATAATCTTTATTTAAATTATCACTAGTTCTAAGTCTTATTTTATCTTTAGCAGATAAATCAGAGTACTTAGTACCAACAGGAACATTTACTCTATCGGCAGGACTAACCTTCCTTTCAATAACTTCGGGAATCGCAGGACGAACAATAGAAGTATTATCTTGTTTAATTTCGTCCTTACCACCCATAACCTTCTTTTTAGTACCATCATCATTAAGACCATTTCTATCTTTAAATGATTCCTGTGCATTAAATACCTTAGAAGGTTTCGCTCCTTTCTGAACTAACTTAGCAGGACTTTCACCGTTAAGTATAGGTTGAGCACTAAATACTTTTAATTGTTTAGGAGTAACTTGTACTACTTCTCCACCTTCTGCTTCAACACCAGTTTTACCAGCATTGATAACAATACCGCCTGTACTATGTTTACGCCCTTTAAGAAGAAATGAATCTTTCTTAATAGGGATAGCAGTACCGCCTTCAACAATTCTAATAGCTCCTTTACGGGGGGAAGTTCTTACTTCCCCACCTTTGGATAAATACTGATTTAGAAACTGTGTCTTGTCTTCTTCGGACATGATAGTTTCATTCTGAGCATTAGCTAAAGCTTGATTATTTTGAAGGTTTTGAAGTCGCTCTTGTCTAAGCCTTTCAGCTTGTTCAGCTTTCTTCTTTTTACGATTTCCTATAATACCACCAATAAGTTGAGTACCAACAGAAATTGCAGCACCTATAAATGCTTTAGGTCTTTGTTCATTAATACGTTTCATTATTCTCTGTATTTATTAACATAACATTCAATCTTCTTAATTTCTATCTTAGCTGTACCATCATTAATTATAAAACGAACACCTAGATATTTACCATTAATAAGATTGGATTTAAATGGTTCATACTTTTTATCAATATCGACATTAAGTTTACCAGTAAGCCTATCTATTGGATAATTAGTAACAACATCGTTTAGAACGCTTCGGAAATAATTATAATTCCATTTACCATGTTCATAATAAGGTTTAGCAATATCAAAAGTATTACGTTCATTTACAGTAATGTCTTCTAACCTACTAATAGAAGTGTTACTAAATAACAATATTTTATTACCTGCAAAATTAATATCATTAGCTTTGTATAAGTCATAACTAATATAGTTAAGTACTTTGATAGTATCGTATTCGATATTGAACAATATATCTACTACCATTGTATTATTATTCTCTCCTATATAGAAAGGATTCTTATCAATAGGTATCTCAAAATCTGTATATTTAAGATAACTGGACGATTTTACGAACCCTATTTGACCTATGATATTCTTCTTATTAAAGGAACTAATATACAAATTAGTTTTTGTATTATAAAATCCTCGACATAAATAAGTATGAATACTAATCCAAGTATTAGTAACAAAGTTATAACTCAATGTGAAGTCTGATTCTTCCCCCATAAAGGAGCAGATTAGTCGGTTATTCTCCTTATCCATTCCCATTAATATCTGTGTATCATCAGTAAGATATTCATCTAGTATAGACTGTACTCCATCACCTAAATCATTTAGATTCTTTTCATCAAATCTATATAGACGTTTCTTACTTCTGTCTAAGAATATATAACCTGCTTCATTACATACATATGCTTCAAGGTCTTGCAAACCACCATATCCTTTTTCACTAGTAAACACTTCTTGATAATCAATGTCGAAAGCGTCAGGTATTAACATTTGTACATCTTTATCTTTAGTATAAAGAGTATTGTCTCTATTAAAGATAAACATTGAATGTTCACAATGAGCAATTAAATATAATCCAATACCTACAATATTCATTATGTTTCCTTTATTCTCACTAATTATCTTGTAAGCATTAGGTCTAAATATATGCCATTTGTTTTCTATTGATTCATCACTAATAACATCGCTTCTACGAATAGTTTGTCGATATTCAGTAACAAAATTGCTATAAAGAACTTCGTTATAATTAATAAATTTCTTACCTGCATAATCAACGTATATACTGCTTATTTCAAAAGTATCGTTAATAGTACTAGGTAACATATGTACCATACGAACATTTTGAACAAAAGAATTATCATCAGTATGTATAGTATAATATCTTTCGTCCGGAGCAGATTTAATAGTTTTTGCAAACAAAGGATATAAAGACGGAGTATCTACTGCTCTTCTTTGTATTGGAACATTCCCATATCTATCGTAGAATACTTGCGGAAAGTTAGGATATAAATTACTATTATCATTAGCTTTCTTAGGTATTGGGTCAGAAGCATCATAATAAACACCATTACGATTAAAAGCATAAACATATCCGCTAGTAGGATAATAATCATAATTATAAGGATAATCTTCATAACCATAATTATTATTAGCTCTTGAATTAATATTATAATATTTAATATATCCAAGTGGAATTAAATCTTTATTTTCAGACATATAAAGATTATCGCTTATGTTTAATAATGTTGCTGTATTATATTGTATTAAATCATTAGTAGTATTTATAATACTTTTTAGCCTTAATGATTTATTTAATGTTATAATACTTACTCCTTCTCTTCCAATATTATTATTATTTTTATCATCAGGACTAATAATAGCAACTGATTTTACACCTCTTGTTTCATTAAATTCTTCAGTATTTCCAGATTGAGCAGTTCCATCAATAGCATCATAATAATCTGTAAACATAACACCTCTTTTTGGAGCTACTTTATCTAAGTAATTTTCAGTCATGAATATATTGCCTGATGGACTTTTCTTAAGAATATCAAACTCAGGATAATAGAATCTAATATCTGTAACTTGCTCATCAAATGCAGTATTAAAATCATCATCTTTACGAACAGCAATACCATGAGCTATTAATATAGGTTCAGTCTTTTCATAAGATATAAAATACCCTACAAATTCTTTTCTAACAGGAATATTATCAAATATAAATTCAAAATAACCTAGATAATTATGATTAGTTAAATTACTATTAGGTATACCTCTAAACATTCTATCTCCTTTATTATTCTTATAAAGAGCAATACCATGTCCATTATATTTAGGAAACACATTACAGAAACGAACATTACTTAATGTTTCATATAATCCTGTTTTAATAACTTCATGAGCATTATTAATATCTATTGTTCCATATTGACTTTTATATGCTTCATATTTAGTTCTTACATTAGATATAAGAGTATCTTCTGTTATATCCATAGTAAGTTCTACATTATCAGAAGTTTTACCAAGACTAATAGTTTCTGAATATTCCATATTATTTCTAATAGGAATACCATTAGTTATATTTCCATTAGGATAAACATAATGAATAAAGAAGTTATATACAGCATAGTTTATAGCTGTTTTAGAAACTACTGTTGAATAAGTATTATCTTCCGGTTGTTCTTCGTCAGATAATATTTGTTCTGCTCTATAACCTGAATAAGCTGTACCATTATTAAGTCCATCATCGGTAAGGTCTAGTATTAAATAAGAATTAGTACTAGCTAAATTATAAGCAAGAGTACCAGTACTTAATACTGTTCCAAAATTAAGATAGCCTTCTTCTTCAAAATGTGGAATACTTACTAAACTACAATTGTAATTTTCTACTCCTAAGAAATCAAAAGTATCTGTTTTTTCAAAACATAGATATAGACTTTCTATTCTATCACTAATTAATTTATCTTCTGTTTCTGTTGTTGCTCGACTATTATCTACAAATTCTATTGTATATTTTCCATATTTATCAAGAGTAGAATTATAAGTAGTATAAGGTATTACTATCATAAATCTTTTCTTACCTATATACTTATTATCAACTTTAATATAATCTGTTGCAACTTCATATACTTTACAGTCTGTAAATTTACGTCCTGCATAATCAGGTTTAGTAGCGCCACTACTAGTTAATGTATTAATTGCATAAAAGTCTATTATATTATAACTGTTATTAGGATTAAAATCATTTGCAGTAGGTTCTTTATCTTCTTCCCATTCATAAACAGGTTTTTCTTCTTGTTGATAACTTATTTCATTAATTAAATCTTGAGTAGTTTTATTAAGATTAGTAAACTCAATAGCTAAATCAGGAATAAGTTGTTCAGGAGTATAATAAACAATTTCACCAGTAGACTTGTTTTTTATAACTATTGTATCTCCGACAAACTTTGCATAATGTTCTTTAGGACTACTATAAGTAGGTTCATCTAAACCGCCAAATTTAAATTCATTTTTAGCTATATCATATATTATCACATAGTCAGGTTTACTAAAACCCAAGTCATCAAAAAGAACATCTCTTGATACATATTCTTCTTTTCCATCAGGATTTACAGTAGGTACTTCTGATATAAATTTTGCTTCGTAATTAGCATGAGAATAACGATTCCTTAGATAAGTCGTCATATCAATATCTACATAAGAATATTGATAACCATATTTATATTGTGTCCACCTTGAACTAGTGTCGCCTGACTTATCTTTTACAGTACTGGTATAATAATTATAATAAAATTTATTATGAATAAGAGGATAAATATTACCTTCAAAAGTAACATTAGCTTTATAAAACCATAAAGGTTCTATTACTTCTTTAGCTTTATCATCAAGAGCAAATTCTTCAATAGATATTACTTTGGCAACATGAACGTAATCAATATCGGGAGCTGCTCTATATGTATTTCTTATAGCATTTCCACTATATCCAAATTTAATTTGAACATAATCATATCTATCAGAACCTTTCTTAATTTCTTTAGGAAGATATGTAAGATTGAAGAAATTAAGATTATTACTAGGATATAATTTTTCTATACTACTTCCATCAGCAGGAGCTATTCTTATTACATATTTTCCATTTTCACATGTTATTATAAAACCTTCTTGAATTTTATTTAATTTATTAGGGTACTCATTATTAGAAGTCCATATACATTGAGTAGTAGTATCATAATTACTATCATAATAAAGTCCTTTATAATAACTTTGATTAGTTATAGGAAGACAATATGAATCATTAGGTTCTATATAACCAAGTCTACTTAAGAAAAACTTTCTAGTAACACTTTTAGTATTTGACTGATTAGAAGCGTCGAATATAGTATCTTGTATAGTAACAACATAACCATATCCAACTTTAAATTCAGTAGGATTTAAAATTATATTTGAAGATTTAGTAACGGCTCTAGTAGCTCTGATTTTACGTAAATTATCGTAATAATCTTTAACTTTAACTTGAATACCACTAGTATCTATTGTCTTTACTATTTCATTAACGTTTTCTTCTTTATAATTAGCAACATATAATCTATTATTATAGTTACAAAGAGTTTTAATATTATATAGATTAAAGAAAGAAGTAGTTATATCATCAAGACTAAATTCTTCATTATGAATATCGTCTATTGTTATTCTACTTGTATTTATAGATATATCAGAAGTATTAAATACTTTTGTTGCTCCGCTTTGAGTACTAATTACATAACCGATTTGGTATTTATCGTAATTAAGACCATCATTATCAATAGATATTCCTAATTCAATATTATAAGATACTTTCTCAGCAGAAGTATTAGCCATATCTCTAAACTTAAAGTTTCCAATTTCATATTTATGATTGTCACTTCCTTTGGTAGTATAATCATAACCATAACTAGAATCTTCAACAACTACTGTATTATCTTTATCCCAAACAATAATAGGATAACCAATAGGAAACCATCCGGTATAACTATCTCCTTCTTTATATCTAATAAAGATATTATATATACCTTTGTATATAGGAGCGCCTACTACTAATTTCCAATTATTTAGATTAGTCTTAGGTATATTAGGAGATAACGTATATTTAATATCATTTCCATTCTCTAAATAATTAGGCTTATTTAGATTTATTATCTTTAAAGGAACATCTTCATCAGCATTTAATTCAGTAATAGCAACAATCAATTCATTGTTTACATTATAAGTATAAGTACCTATAACTTTACCGCCTTGATGATTCCAATTAGTAATTACTTCTTCAATAGATTTATCAGATTCTTTATATCTTCTAATCTTATTATTATTAGTAAATATAACTAATTCACTAGAACAAGAAATAACACCTACTATTTCTTCATTTTCTTCTAACGCTATTATTGTTTCAATAGATTGTTCATTCTGAATAGAATTACCATCACGAGAAACCATAGCATTAACAGCATGGGTCATTGAACCATTCTTAATAGATTCATATCCTCCGTCCTTATTTAACTCCTTAACTATTTCCATTAGTCTCTAGGTCTAAATGTTGAATTATAAAAGAATGATGCCCAACCTTTATAAGCATTGGCATCTTGATATTCATTAATAACAGAGGTTCTAGCTCTGTCACGAGAATCTCTCCATAATAAATATGGATTAACTGGCATAGCACCTTGCAAAGAATAAACCTGATGTTTAAGTCCTCTACTTAGTAACTTCCACATACAGAACCATTCAAGTGCTTCAATAAGTTTACCATTATTTGGAATAACAGGTATATTACAATGAAACGTATCACTATATACAGTCTTAACTGTAAGATAGGATACGGTAATAATATCTGCATCAAAGTTTAATTGGATTGCATTAGCATCTCGAAGATATACATAGTTTTTTCCTTCGTAACCTTCGGGGTCAACTTCAACAGTACGTCTACTTTCACGTTCTCTAGCTCTTTCTCTATCTTGAACGAAGTGTTCGGTAGTACCGGAAGAGCAAGAGCATTTACCTTTCTTTACGGGGGAAATCTCGCAACCCTCAACGTAAACTTTAAAAGCGTTCATACAGCATGGGAAATAAGCAACTCTATCAACAACATCAACAGTAGTTTCTTTTTCTTCATATTGAAGAATACCCATTTCATTCATAGCATCTATACACCAAGCGCCCACTCTAGGTATATAATCACTACTCATAATATTGAAATCATTATCAAGTCTTGCGATAATAGTTTCTACGGAAGATAGCTCTTTGTTCATTATTTCTAATATATTTTATAGTGTAACTTGGGTCAAATTTATTAATTAAAGAAAGACGATTATTAATATCAGTATCGACATTAATAATGTCTTCAATAGTTTTACATTCAGATAATATATCATCGTTACTACGTTTCATATGAATATTAGTTCCATAGAATTTAAATAATGGTCTATTCTTAATTGTACCATCAATCATTAGTAACTTACAATAATAAGGATTATCAAGATACTCCACATATTTAATTCCTTCGTATTTCTCACCTCTTAATATAGCAGCAGCATGGTCTTTCTTATTATAAGGAATAAGTCCTTGAGCAAGAAGATTTCTTTTATTTAATTCTGTTTTATAATAATCAATAACCTTCTTTAACTTAACAACTTTTCCATCAGCAGTAGTAAAACTATCTCTAACTAGAACTCTTTCTATAATAAGACAACCTAATCTCTTTTCAAACTTATAAACTTTTCCTCTTAGAACTTCTTTAGATACTTCTCTAAAGAACAACTTACAATAGGCTTCATATTGAGGACGAGTTATGTTTTTACGATTCTTAATTCTCTGCTGTCTTAACTCATATTCTTTTATTTTACGAAGTACTTTAAAATATTGTTTTAAGTTACGATATATATTACCGTATCTTAATTGTTTAGAAGAATCGAATTTGACGAACTTAGTATCTATTGCTTTCTCCATCTTCCCATCAATATCTAGTTCATCAGTATTCCATTCCCAATAATTATAAACACATACATCAAATATAGCTTCAATAGCATTTCTATTCTGTTCAATAGAATATTTGATTTTATATAATAAAGATTTGTATCTAGCTATCTTTTCAGACACGAGAACATAATCCTCTTCGGCTGTCTTTATAAAACTAGTATACATATTTCTGTGGTCGTATCTTTCACCGCTAGCCATAATTATACTTCTATTTGTTGTTTATTTATATCATCCTTAACTGGAACTTCATTAGTTACTCTCTCTACATTAAGTAGATTACGTTTATATATTACATCTTTGATTCGTTCTACCATATCTTCAGGAATGATAAACTCATCATCATTATCGAAATTAGATTCAATTCCTTCTGTTGTTTCAATAGGAATTTCAGTAGGTATTTCAAATGGCGATTCGATAATAATATGTCCTAGTGGTTCAATCAAAGGATTACCATTACTATTAACATATAGATAACCATTAATATAATCATAGCTTAAACTAGTACACATTCCCGGCAATGCTTTATAAAATTGAGCATTCGCTTCTTTAATAAAAGGAATAGCCATATTATCATAACCAACAGTACGAACACTAACAAAAGGAAGATTATTGTCAAGACGAACCGGTCTAGGTACTCTAACTTTAGTTCTCTTAACTTTATATTTCGTACTTACAAGACTTTGAAATATATCTCCGTCAGGAACATTAATAAGACTTATTCTATATCTTTGCATCAATATCTTATCGACATTAGCATGACGTTCATAAGTCTGTCTTATCTGCTCATTGAATGTATGAATAACTGCACTACGAATAGTTTGTCTCGTAGTAAAGTTATTAGGCTGATGAATAGCATGAGCTATCTCAGATACAATTTGATTTAATGAAGCCATATTACTTTGTTTTTAAATTAGTATTATAACAAATATAGTTATTATATCGGTATTAACAAGACTTTTATTAATAATTTTGATTTAGCACTATTATCTAGCTTACTATCTAGCTTACAGCTATTAGAATTGTAAATATTTTTATACACGTGACGCATTTTAAGGCTCGCAGAGACACGCAAGTCTATCAGATAATAGTAAGTTAAGCTTAGACACTAAAATGCAATAGCGGGCTTCTGTGAAAGCGTAGGAGTGTGGGACGTAGTTTTTATTCCCCCGTAAAGAGATGTGTGTACTATGAGAGCCGACCATTGCTAGCCGACCCTCACTTATTACTCTTACTAATAGTACTTACTTTGGATATTGATTAGGTTCATCATCTTCTATTATAAACTTCTTATAATCTATCTTGAAGAAGGCTAGTATTGGTTTCATAATCCATGACCAAAAAACGAAGCTAAGAATAATAGAATTAAGTACTACTTTAACATCACCTAACTTTAATGAGAAATATATTATTCCCATTAATACAGCACATATAAGAGTTATCACTCTTTTATTCCAAGTACTTACTATTTTGTTTCCATTAAATTTGTCAACTAGTTTAATTACTAGATATGCTAGTACATTAACACAAATAACAAATGCGAAATCAAAACTAGTAGCAGTAGTACGTAGAATTTCATTAAGTATATTCCCGAAGTTCATATTACAATAAGAATAATAGAGTACCAAGAATAACACTTAATAGCACACTCGCTATCTTTACATAAGATACAACTTTCACAGGAAGGATATTAGTAATCTCTTTCCATGCAAATACTATAATAGTTATAGCTATCATAGTTACAAACAACACTTTAATAAATATTCCCATAAGCTTTAAGTTTTATATTACAAGCGCAAATATAAAACTTTATTTCAAAAAGAAAAGAGAGACTACTATTATTTAGTAATCTCTCTTTAGGAATATAACAGAACTTGTATTACTTCAATTCGTTAAAGTATTTCCAGAGTTTATCTTCTCCGAAGTCTACATCATCGAACCAAAAGCTAATAGCACTTTCGAATATCATATCGTCAAAGTTTCCTTTTCCGAACCACTTCTCGAATAGTTCACAGTAGTCGTGATATTGAGCATTAATAGCCACATAAACATCAGCAACTTCTACTTCGTCTTCTAGTTTATCTTTGAATTTACTACAAACTTCGTGAGCTTTCTGCATATCGTATTTCTCACCGATATATTTCTTACCGTCTTTGACATGGTACATTTCATCAACAGTTTGTTTAGCTTCCTGTTTATTAAAATGTTCATTACCATAATCATTATAACGTTCGTTTCCACCTACTCCAAGCATTTGCATAAGAAGCATACGTTCTTCATCGTAGCCATGATTTCCATCATAACCTCGATTTTCATCATATCTATGACGTTCACCGTAATCTCTTTGTTCATTCCTGTCGTAGTTGTCATAAGTCTTATATCCAATACGATTCATCATTCCTCTTCCACGTCCGCTACGACCGCTTCTTCCACGACTGCCACGAGCAAGGAAATCATTAATTCGTTCGTATATTTCGTTTCTCATAGAACGAGCACGAACATCTTGGTCTGTCTCGTATGGTACTTCTCTCATAATATTATTTAATTAATAGTTGTCTGAATGTTTCCAAATCAGATTGATTAAACATAATTCCTTTATTAATAAAAGGAATAGAAATAGTTATGTTACCATTAGAGATATTACCGCTACCTAAAACTGGAATATTAAAATCAAAGTTAGGAATAGAATTGATTATTTCAATCTCTTCCGCAACAATACCTTCAATATCAATCTTCCCGTCTTTAGCAATAGCATTGATAAACTTATCAAAACTATCAATGTTATTAATAATTGCACGTTTAGCCAAAGGCTTAACTAATTTAATAGCCGGATTAGATTCGCCAAGAATATCTATCTGATTAACAATGTAATCTTGCAACTTTTGTTTTACTACACTTACTTCTACCATTACTTCATAGTTTTAATAAATTCATCATAAGTAAGAGAAGGATTCTTTGCACTAGCTTCTTTAAAAGCATTAAACAATTGCATCTCTCTTTGTGACATCTCGATTATACTAGTCTTTAGATTCTTAACTAACTTTAGTTGATTATCTAAAAGAGTTTTACCTTCCGGATTGTTTTCAATATTAGCTCTTACTAAATTAAGAACTTCTGCTTGAACCATAGATTGAAGATTATTATAGTTAGCTACATATTCTTCATTATTAGCAAGCATATTTCTCTGTTCAGCAGTAAGAGGTTCAATCTCCGCATCAATCAAGTCCCAAACACTTACTTTAGCAGGTTGTTGAGGACTAACTTGTTGTAAAGTTTGCTGTCCATTAGCGGCTTGTTGAATCTGTCTTTGTCTAGCTTCAATAATCCGCTTTTGTTCTTCCAAATATTGAATTTGGTCACTAAGATTTCCAGTACTCAATAAAGGGTCTGTTCCACCCAGTATAACTTGATTAATAGGTAACATAACTTATTCTTTAATTGATTTATAATATTATGCAGAAGGAGTACTAGCCGTTTGAGTAAATCCACACGGTAGACAACCATTGGCATTTCTACCAACAAGACCTGTTGTAGTAGGCTCATTAGGTAGACAAGTAACACCATAGATAACATTACAAGTCTTTTTATCGACATAATTGATACCTGCGGTAAATGCCTTTTCGATTTCACATTGGATAAGTTTATCCTGATAAGGACGAATAGCAGCACCAACAGCAACCTGAGTTTTAAGTTCACTAATCTCTGCTTTAAGAGCATCATAGTTATCACGGTTGCCTTTGTACAGCAAGAAGTCTGCGTCAATCTGTGACTTATACAAACCGAACATTTCGCTGTCTATTACCTGACGGTCTTGGAAACGTTGGCTCTGTTGAGTTAAAGCCCACTGATATAAACCACCCTGCAAAGCAAGAGTATCTTCACAAGACTTACTCCATGCTTGGAAAGCAGTAGGAGCACCAGTACTTCCCATTCCTGCACCAACTACATTAATATTTGTAGAACCGTCTCCCATAAGACCTGCACCAGTTCCGAGAACACCAGCAGAACGACGATTACCAAATAAAGCCCAAGCTCCAAGAGCAGTACCGATAATACCAAGCGTAAGACCTGCATTAGCTTTACCGTTAACATCACGGCGACCATAACCGTCCATCCCTGCACCATTATAACCTTCGGGAACGACTTTAACTTTTTCAATTACTTGCATAATAAATAAGGTTTAGATTAATAAATTAAGAATATCTTATAGCAGCTACTATACACTGATAACAAAGAACAATATGAGAAGTTCAGACATTAATCTATTTTAGCTATAAACAATAATTTTATTAAAAGTTAGATATAGCATGAACAAAATAAAAGCCCTACTTGTTATAAGCAGGGCTTTAGAGTTAGCAATAAAAGAAATGTCACTCCTTTATGGGGGAATCATCTATTACTTCATCTTCTTTAGGATTCCATTCAGGACTTGACAATAAAGTAGTAAGTGATTCACCGGAATAAGTTTCATAAGGATATTCAATATTAACAAGTTCTTCTCCTCTTTCACTAATACTAATTATTCTAGTTACTTTTTCAGGAAACACTTCTTTATAATGTTGACATTTCATTAATACTTTGTCTTCATTAACATTATTACGAGGAACTAAATTAAGTTCACTAATCTTTACTGACTTTTCTTCGTTTATGTCAGCAACAGGAAATACAATGTAATCAATCATAATTTTTAAATATTAAATATTAAACTTAATGTATATCTTACTATTAAATATGTAGCAATCAGTATATAAACTGATTTAAGTACTTTGTGATGTACTATTTTCGTTTTTAAATATTGGATGTTTAACATTAATCAATTCATCTCTTTCAAACAGGTTCTTTAGCATGTTAATGCTTAATTGGTCAATGGTCTTGGAGTATAGCATCATCTTGTAGAATACTCCTTTCCAATAACGAGAAGCAAACTTACCAATTTGAATACCATTAGCATCTAAAACATTACCTTTTGTCAATACCTGACCATTATAATTAGTTGGAGTACACCATGTAATTAAATTTGGTATAGATTCTATCTTAGTGGATGCCCCAAAAGAATAAGTATAGTTACTATTAACATTTTTATATTCTAGTCCAAAAGCAGCATTTGTAATAGTTCCATCTTTTCCTTTGATTACAAACATAGTGCCGTCAATGTCTGCTTTACTAATTCTCTTAGCAATAACTGTAAAATCAGTGAAAGCTGGAATAATACCATTAATAAGATGGTCATCTACACCATCACTGACAAGACCATTATCAATATAACCACTTTCTTCATTGAATGCGAAGTTATTAGCAACAAGTCTTCTATTATTCAATTCTGTAGTATTTCCAGTATTATGATATAATTCTAAAGCAGCTAGACCAGCCTTAGATTTATCAATAAGTACCTGATTAGCATTACTTGCTTGATTTAAATCTAAATAATCAATATCTTTCGTGGCTCTATTGGCTTTTCCATAAGCATCCCAATAATAATCCGGACTTTCCACATAACCACCTTCAATACCTACAATGTCATTCAGTTCTTTGATTTCATCCTCAGAGCTAATATCATCAAAGGACATGAAGGAGAAGAGAGCCATTTGAGTATATAAGGAATTGGTATAAGCAGAGCCAATTCTTGGAATACCACTATTGCTAGCATTAACATCATTATTAGTTATAGTTATGTTATGAGTAATATCTTTTAATTGACTAGCAACAATGTTTGTATTTAATATTCCATCAATGTAAGTTTGTCCACTATTTCTAGCATTATAAGCAATTGCTTCATTTATATCAGAAAGATAAATAGCAAACCTGTCATTACTACCAACACCATTTCTATGGTCATAAGCAATAGTATTAATAGAATTCCAATTCACCTTCATCAACACCTGCTTAGCACTATGAGACAACGTAGGTATAGTAATGAAGTCATCTACTCCATCAAGACAGTATGAGCCTTCGTATTGTCCTATTTGCTGAATAATTAAACCTACCCAATCATTAGCACTTGCACCTATTTTAAAGAATCCAATATTTGTAAGTGCATCAAAACTAAATGCATCCAACTCATTAACACCATTGTGTAGCTGTTGTGGATTGCTAATTGTACCATATTTTAAAGTACCATTATTAGGTATTCCTACAACATTGACTTTAAACTTAGATGTAGATGTTGTATATTGTCTAAGTAACCACATTTCAGAAGATGCATTTATTTCTATTTTGTCATTATCAACCTTAACACCCGAAGATTTTAACCATGCAGTAAAGTCCTCTGAATACCCATTAGCTCCACTCATTCCTGCATAAGCAGAATTGTTAATCTTACCATGATTACCTTTACCTGTAAGGTCGGGAATGTAACCCAGTATCTTGTAAGAAGCATTGGGTATTCTTAGAATTTGAGGAGCAAGGATACAGTTTGGTTCGTTGGCTTTCTTATAATTATGAAAATTGATAAATGTCATAGATTTCTCTACTCTAATAGGAGTATTCCAAGTAATAGATACACCATTATATAGTACTAAACCGCTAATAGTATATAAATCAGGAAGAAGATTAGTATGATTTACAAAAGTTACCTCACTACCTACTTTTAACTTATCTCCCCAAGTGATAGCCTTACCATCTTGCTTTAGGTTAATAACTGCCGGATAAGACTGAACAATATCCTCATATCTGACATACTCGTCAATGACATAGCTTATCTTTTGAGGAGATTTGGTTATAGGGAAATTAGCCCAATATTTTCCATTAGCATTTAGTTTTAAATCAGTTTTAGTAACTTCGTTTACAGTGATACTAGATACTATATCTGTACCATTAGCACTAATAAATATTCGAATAGGTTCGTCTTTAGATATGTAAGTTCCAGTATTATTAACTAAGTGACTATACAATATAGTACCCCCTTGATGGATTTCTACACTTTTATACGGAACATTACCAGTTATAATAGGTCTAAACTCCACCATATCAGGATAAAGAGTGCCTAACTTATACCTCTTTAGTTGTCTTTCTAGTAGAAATTCAGACAAGGAGTAAGGGAATAACAAGAGACTCCATAAGGCAAAATTTGAATACTGTTGGTCTCCACCAAAACGCCCAATAGTTAAACCACTCCCTGTATCAACAATTGTTCCTTTGTTAATAGCAGTACTATCATATATGTATGTAGATTGATAACTAATCTTTCTACTTGATTGTAGTATAGTAGATAGAACATTAGCTGCTCCAAAGGAATAAGGTCTTACAATACCTGTATTATCTATAAATTCAAATAAAAATGGAGTAGCAGTATCATTATTTATGCCTGAAATTATAGGCACTCCATTACCTTTCAAACTAGGATAAGCTCTATCAACAGCAACTGTATAACCCTTTAATCCTAAGTCTCCTACATACTGACCATAATCTGTTACTCCATCTGATTGTAAACCACCTTCTTCATTAATACCACTTTCAGGAGTTTTACCGTAATTGTACAACTGCATATCACGACCATTGCCACTAAAGTCTTTCAGATACCAATCCGTATCGGGAGTGTTATTGCTTAGACCTTGACGTTTAACATCGTAGTATATATCAGGCTTAACATATTTATCCAAATTGTAGTAGGCTATTACTTGGTTAATTTGGTCGGTAGTTAACGCTTTCTTGGCAATGAAAGTCCAGTACCAAGCAACAGATGAATTAAATTTGGTTCTAGTAACCTCAAACCTATCATCGACTTGTGGTTCTCCTGTAATGGCTGCCGTATAATCATTCTTATCTCCAAGGACATTATTTATTACACTTACTACATTATTTTTATAAGTATAACCATAAATACCTGTCTTTCCTGTATTACTTACTTCATTTCTTAAAGGTGCTGCATTTGTTCTATTTATTGGAAATGCGTTAGTATAACTTAGCTGCAATCTATATGGAATAATACTATTAATCATACTAACCACAGTAATCTCAGTACTACCACCAAGCATCTCCTGCGCAGTCTTAGTAGAAGTTATTAAGTCATCAACTCCATCAGTTACCAGTGCGCCTTGGAAAGAGGGGATTTGTTCTATTACTAACTTAGACCAATCCAAATTAGGATTTTCAATCCTAAATCCTGATGAACCTAATGTAGTAGGTATATCAAATTTTATATCATTATTACCATTTACCAGCTTGATATTCTTATTAGATATACCAGTCAAATAAAAGTATAATGTTCCACCATCCGGTATACCAGTAACTTTTACTTTAAAATCATTTAAGGGATTATTAATAGCCTTATATACAATCCATGCTTCCGAAGGTCTAAAATTTGAGTTTAGAGATATTTTATTAGGAGTAACATTTACTCCTGGATATGCATACCATGGTGGTCTTTGAGTAAAATCCTCTTCATACTTCCCAAATCCAGAGTTCAGCTTGTAAGCAAAGTTTAGTAATTCAAAGTCTCCACCTGCATTTGGAATCTTATTCTTAATAGAATCTCTATTAGAAGAATCATTATTGTTTTGGTCAGCTATCCATACTCCTACTAGCACATCTAATAAATCAGGCGGTAGAGGTTGAACACCGCTACCGCCTTTACGTTTATTTATAAAAGGAATACCAGTAGCTATTCCTATACCTGTTTTAGAACCCATATTGTAATGTATTAGCTTCAACGTTTTGTACTTCTTTTATTAACTCTACATTCCATCCCGGATAAAGAACTGTTTCAATCGGTTCTTCATTTCCAGCAGTAACAACAGTAGCAGTAATATTATCATCTGTTATATTCTTAATTAAGAAAGGAGATTTACCACCACGACCATCACTTATGCTAAAAGTACCGCTTGGAATATTTCCCATAATAGCTATTTGTAAACTATTGCCAAAGTTACTTTGACTTAATATTCTACTTGTTTCCATATTTATATTATTTAGAAATTAAACATTAGTTTAATAGGATAATTCAATCTATAATTATAGTTTTCTATTTCACTATTAGTATTCATATTAATTATATTAGCAATATGTCGTTCAGTAGTAGAATTACAAGAATCAGCATAAATACTAACATCTTCTAACATAGATATAATATCTTCGCAATTAAGTATATATTCTGTATTATTAAACCAAATACTAGACTTAGTAATACTCTTACTTAATTTAATTTTAACTGTTTCCATAATAGAAGAACGAAGGTCTTTATCAAACCACATATTATTCCCCCGTAAAGAGAAGGAATTAATTGCTTCTGACTTATCGAACTTCTTTATCTCTCTTATTACTCTTTCTTTAAACTCTTCTAAAGTTTCAATAGGAGTAATAGTAATAGGATAACCTTCTTCATTACTAACTATCTTCTTACCATTACTTTGTTCATTAAGAAGTTGTAACCAATATTCTTTAGTAATTTCTACACTACCTTCAATTGGTTCGTCATAGAAACCCTCTTTCCAATACATCTTACCTTGTTTCATAATTATATTATATTAAGTTTATTATTTCCATCTACCAATTGCTATCCAATTAAACGGAGCATCTGTAACATCTGTTATACCACCTGTTTCATTAAACATTCTTCCTATTACTTTAAAACCAGTTTTATCACAAGTATTTATATAAATATCTACCATAGATTCATCACCATAACTACTAAGATATTTAGGAGTAAAAGTAATATTATATTTTTCATCTATAAAACTAATAGGAAAGGATATTTTACTATCTTTGTGTGAAGTAGTAGAATATCCATATTGAATCATTAATCCACTAGTAAACTTAACATATCCATTTAAATCAGCTATTGATTGAGCAGCAATATAATTAGTAACAGGTTGTACAGGACTGCCAACTGTATATATATCATTTGTATCACCAATAGAAAGTGATTCAAATATGAGCGTACCAATAGCTGTTGTTAAATTAAGATATATTGTTTTAATATCGTTAGCTGCATCTGCGTAAGGTTTTTCAAATTGGCTACCTACATTTAATGGAAATAATCCGTAGTCATAATTGACTTCTCCACAATAATATAATTGTGTAGTTTTATATCCATTACTAAATAACGACTTTATTATATTAATATCGTTTTGATTAAGAGTTATTTCATTTCCGCTTTCTCTTTCTAAGTTAAATAAACCCGGTGTAGTCAATATCTTAACATTACTATTATTAGTATTTCCGTTTTCTACTTCAATTCCATGTACTTCCCATTCAGGAGTTATAGCAGTACCATCAAAAGTAAACATTTTAGGATTACCACGAGAATCCATAACTGAAACACTAACATTAGAAGAATCGTCATATATTGTATATTGAAGAATACCATAATAAAATTCTTGTCCAGTATTATCGTTAATAATAACTACTTTATTATTAATCCATGCATTTTTTATATTTTGTAATTCATTTAATTGAGCAGCAGTAACTGCTTTATTTCCACCATAAAATCTAGCTTCAATATCTCCTAATTGAAGAGTAGTTTTATAAACTCCTGCTTTATTTCGTAATGCTTCGTAAACAGTACTAGTTTTTGGAGCATTATAAGAGGTATCAGTTAAAGTATCATCATATTCTAAAAAAGGATTTAACTCTATTATATAAGAACCTTCGTTATTAGTTATAACAAATGTAAGATTTATAAATTCTATTGGAATTACAATTACAGCCGTTCCTCCAATAAGTTTTCGCATATAACACTTAGTATAAATATAAGTTCCCTCATTCATAAAATTAAAGAATGCTATCGGACATCCATCTTCATTAAACATTCTATTTAAATTATTTTGTCCTATCAGATTTATAATAGCAGAAGAATCATTAGGAGTATTATTGAATATATCTAAAACTCTCATATAATCTATCTCTATATAATCTAAAGTAGTACTCCCAGTACCACCACCACTTCCACCAAATTCTTCTTTTATGAAAACTCCGTTTTTAAGAACATAATAAGAATTATTAGCTATCACTCTAACTAACATTCCTTCTTTCCTTCTTTGTGAAGGAATATCATTCATTTCAGAAATAGTATCTACAGACCTATATCCGCCTTTTCCATATTGTTCATCATGAGTAGCGTATTTATCATCCGTAGTAAAAGGAACAATTGTGGATGGTATGTTTATTCCTTCGATATTCATAGTTGATTAAATTATTAATAAAACTAATTTCTCTACCCCCCCCGTAGTATATACAAGAAGAGATAGAGAATACAAATCTAATTATTTAAATTGAATAGACAATACTCCGGTTTGAATATTATTCAAACGAAATACAGTATAAGATTCCGTATGTCCGCTAGCATTAGTAAGTTGGAAAACAGTAGAACTAACATCTGTATTTTTAAGTCCTCCTACCCACCATTCAAGATTTGATGCAATACTAGTAGGAACTATATAATAAGGATACTTACCACCAGTACAATCAAAATTAGTTTGACCCATAGTACGACTATCGGCCCAACTCGAACTTAACGCTAAAATTTCAGCATTAGTAAGAGTAGCTTTATTACTAACACCCCAATACTTCTTAAGTTTAAACGTATAAGAAACAGTCTTAGTTTGACTCTGAGCACCATAAGTTCCTTTTACTGAAACATTGGTATTAGTAGTAATATTTTCATTAGGTGTCCATTGAGTTTTAGCAGCATTAAGAACACCAGTAATTCCCGAAGGCGGAGTAACAACAATAGTAGAATCAGCAGTAACATTAACTCCTTTACGAGTTACAGAAATATTAACAGGTGCTTTAGTACTAGAACCTTTTTCAAATGTTCCACCACCACCAGCATTAACAGTAAGCGGAAATGCTTGAAGTTCAAGTTCTTGTAAAGTAGAATACATAGAAGGTGTCATAAGACCAGCAGCAGAATCATCTACTTTATTAATATAAACAGAAGCAGGTAAAGCTCCTGTACCAGTAACTAATCTTCCATAAACATTAATAATTGCTTTTTCTGTATTTTGAGTAGTGGTCATACCTGTGACAAACTTTTCAGTATCTGAAGCAACAGACTTAAAATAATTTCTAGCTTTTTGAGTACCAGTTAAATTTTCTCCATTACCAAAATTAGTATAAAGAGTATTACCATAATCACCACGGAAAGCAGTAGAAGAAGTAGTACCAAGTGCAACACCTCCATCATCTCCTACTACTGTCATATCTGTTCCAGTCCAACGATAAGACTTATTAGTAGCGACATTGATATATATCATGTCATCTCCATTAGGAGCAGATTCACTAACTGTTGTAGCACTAGTTGCAGTAAGTATCTTTTTACTAACACTATTATAATACTTCTTTCCTACTTCCATCTCACTACTAGGATTAGTAGTTACAAACGATACTAAGAAATCAACATTGTCATAACCAGCAGGAAGTAAACTAGGAGAAATTTTACCAGTACCATCTAGTCCTGCTACACCATTAGCAACATTCTTATTACCAATAGTGCTTTTCCATACTTCAAGAGTAGTTACTCTATCGTTAGTATCTGTAACTTCTCCATTGAAGTTATCTATGACTTGTGTTACTAAATCATAAGTAGCTTTAGTAGATGGGACTTTACTAGTACTATCCTTATCAGTAGTGATATTCTGACTAATATCAGTTTTAGCTATCTTTCCGTTTACAGTAGTAGTTAAATTAGTTACACTACTTTGTAAGTTAGTAACATTGGAATTAGTTTCAGTAATAACAGTACTTACAAAACCATGAACCGCTTTAGGAGACACGACACTTGTCTCATCATTTACAGTATCTGAATTTAAAGTACTTACAATACTAGTTTTTGGAACAGCTGCGTCGGCAATACTTTTTGCTTGATTTGCTAAAGTTTTAACAGAAACTATTTCTGAATTTAAAGTACTATTACTAGCAGAAACAATATCATAAACAGCTTTAGAACTAGGAACAGTAGTAGTAGAAGTTGAATTATCTACTCCAACTTCTTGGGCAATAGCTCCTTTAGGAATAGCAGCTTCTGCAATAGTTTTAGCTTGTTGTGCCAAACTAGTAGCACTATTAATACCAGTAGTAGCTGCTTTATTTGAAACAGCATTATTACTATTGACATTAAGAGTTTGGTCAACAGTTACATCTCCTTTAGAAATCCATTCTGCCCAAGCAGTTCCATTCCATTGATAAGGTTTGTTATCAGCATTAACAATAACAACCATACCTTTAGTTTTTCTTTCAGCAGGAATACCATCACGTTCCGAAATAGTATCTACACTTCTGAATCCACCTTTACCATAAAGGGCATCATGGGTAGCATACTTGTCTAGGTCGGTATACGGTACAATACATGCTGCGACATTAGTTCCAGATAAACTTGCCATAATAATTAATTTTTTAGTAGTTAATAATTTATTTTACTTCGATGTTTAGAACACCTGTTTGTATCGTTTTTAATCTTATAACAGTATATGTTTCAGTTACACCAAAAGAATTAATTACATCAACATCATAAGTTATTAAATCAGTATTTCTAAATCCACCCACCCATACTTCTATATTAATTCCATATATAGATTTAGGTATTACATAAGTAGGATAATTTCCACCAGTACAATCAAATTTTGTAGCAGATAGTCTATAACTAGTAGCCCAAGTATTATTCTGCAAAGCTAATATATCTTGACTAGTAAGAGTTGTTTTATTACTAACTCCGTAATACTTTTTTAATAAGAATTGATAAGACTGATTTCTACTTAGTTTCTGTGAACCACATTGAACATTTACAGCATAACTAACATTATTAGTAACAGTTTCAGCTCTAGTCCAACTAAGCTTATTAGGAGCTATATTACCAACAACTTGTCCATTTTCAATAACAGAAGCATTATCAGGATTTACAACTTCTCCTTTACGAATTAATGTCCAAGACATTTGAGGAACAATACTATTACCTTTTTCAATAGTTGTAGTACCGGCATTAAAGCTATTCCAAGCTAATGGAAATACAGCATTTTGTAATTCTTCAATAGCATCTCCATAATCTGAATCTGGTAGTTTTTCAACAAAGTCTTCGTCTTCAATACCACTTTTAAACCAATATTCATTAATAGTATTATCTTCTTGTATAATACCAACAGTAAGTCCTTTACCACGAACACGTTTAACTAAAGTTGTTAATGCTTGTTCAATACTAGAATAAGGTCCGTACTTAGCATCTATATTTGGGTAGACATTAAAGTTCTCATCAGTTTGGTCTAATACCAACCTATCAGTTATATTAGTGCCTTTTACTATTTCTTCTTTCATATTATTTATTCCTTAATATTACATGAATAGTGTTGTCTACAATACCTGACGGGGAGTAATAGAAATAAGTAGAATAATTAATACCATTATATATAGAATCTTCTAACTTTCTAAAAGCTCCGCTTTGAGTTTTATTATCCCATAAAGTATTATGTATATCACTACCAAATTTAGCACAAACTAATTCGATAGAATTAGTCGGAATACAAATATAACTAATAAGATTATCTTGATTATATTTAATCGTATTATTGCTAGTACCTATAATACCATATTGAGTTGCTAGAGGAATAAGCATTCCAATAGATTCCTGTATGAACTCAGAAGGTTCAAGAGAACTAACACCGATATAAATTTCATTAGTTATATCTTTAACTACAATTTCAGCACAATCTAATCTTAGATTCTTTATTATATAATTAATCAAGAATGCACCTTTATGTTGTTCGCCAAGTGTATAAGCTGCACAAGCAGACTGAAACATATTCCAAGAATTAATAACTTGACGATTTACACCTTTACAAGCAGATGCACAATCTTTAATCATATCCGTACCTAAATCACTTAATTTAATAAGTAATCTTTTATAAACACATTCATATTCACTTGGAATATCAAGATAAATATATGTGTTATCTTCACTTCTTCTCATTGCATTATTATTAAATCGTTATACATTGCAATTAGATTTTGCTTTTCTCTTTCAGTAAGTTTAGATTCAACATCTTTCATACGTGAAAGAATAACCATAGCATTATAGTTGCATATATCTCCGTCAGTAAGAATGAATCCAATGTCTGAGAGGTGTACAATTTGTACACCTCTATCAATTAATTTGTTATTTATATTATCGAAGTTTATGTCCATTACTTTAATGTATTATTTGTTATATAAGTTATATAAGACTGAAACTTCAAGTTTATTTTATTGTTAAAACTAGATATTTTATCTTCTTTACTAAGATTGTCATTAAATACTATCTCTATTATAGATTTCTCTACTGATGGCATCCAATCCTTTTTCATATTATCACTAGCTTTCACTCCATTAATTTTATATAAAGCTAAACTAGAGAATACGCTATAAAATTCTGCATTAACTATATTATGAATATTAGCAAGAATATTATCTTTATTAGTATGAACATGGTTATTAATGACAGTATTAGTAACGAACATTGTTAATCTCATAGCCGAAGCGAACATAGAATCTTCTATTGCAGTCTTACATTTGTCTTTATCTTTATCTATAATATTCTTTGTAATATCAGTTATAAAAGTTGAAACTTGTAGTAATGACTTAGATACTTCATCGAGAGTAGCACTAATAGAATTAAATAACTTTTCGCTTTCAGTCTTTTTCTTATTATCCAACCATTTATATAATAGTAGGAAAATAGAGATAGTTATCAAGGAACTTAAGCCCTGATTAAGAGCTGATTCGATAATTTCCTTCATTCTTATTTACGATTAAAGGGATTACCATTAATTTAAAGTATTAATAGTAATCCCTTTATTAAACTATTACCTATTACCTATTATATTTACAATACTTCTTTAAGCTCCTGCTGCAACCGGAGTATTAACAGATGCAAATATAGTATCAAGAGTAGCTATTTGAGCTGCTTCTGTTGGAATAGCAAGATGAATAATAGTTTTAACATTTTCGGTACTACCACTACGAAGGTCACGATGAGGATAGAAAGTAAGCGTAAATACTGTCCAACCACCTGCATTAGAAAATTCAGGTAAAGTGTACAGCTTACGTCCATCGTTACTAGTAGCATTAATTCCTTCTGCACCAATACAACGAATCTGCAATTCTTTAAGAGCAGCATCATCATTAATTGGTTTCGCAGCTTTTGTAGTAGTAATAGTTGCACCAAACAATGAATCACCTGCGACCAAGTTCCATGCTTCATAATCAGTACCAGTTACGGTAATCTTAGCAGCAGCAACAGTAGCAGTAAATCCTTCATTCTTACCAAGAGATTTAAGTTGGTCACCTAATTTCTTAGCAATAATAGCAGCAGTATCACCTTTACGAGCACGTTCACTAGCCGACCACTTATAACGTTCATTAAGAACAGTATGAGCTTTAGCCATAGTTAACGTATAATCCTTTCCTTCTACGGGTGTAGGAACAGTAATTTCCGCACTAAATTTAGTTCCGGCAGCATAGACACTCTTAACATAAGAGAAACGTCTAGTATCAATATCAGATACAATATTGGTATACTTGCTCTTATTAGCAAATGCTCCACCACCAACAAACAAGGTAAACATCGGAATGTTCTTAGTAAGAGCTTTCGAGATGATTGCACCTTCGTTGTTGTAAAGAGCAACAGCACCCTCTGTAATACCTGTTGCATTAACAGTAGCTAGAGTAGCGGGAGTAGTAGCTAATGCAACATTACCTGCAAACAACAGTCTTTCCATTTTATTCTAATTTAGATAATTCGTTTGAAACTTTCTCATAACTATTATTATTAGAAATAGCGTTATAAGTATTAACAGCTCTCTTAATAACTTCGTGCATAGCAACATCAGATAGTTCATTCGTAGTATCGGTTGCAATACTAATTAGAGTAGGATACTTAATATAATTGACTAAGAACTTATCTATCTCAAATGTTGCTACTACTTCAATAGTGGATTCAGTCTTATAACATATTGGACTTATAACAATAGACTTTGAATGATAGTCATTCATTGTTTCACTTACTAAGTCTAAATCTATCAATCTGCAACGATAAGACTTATCCCCCTTAAAGGAGTAGACTGATGTATAAAACATTGGCATTGGATTATTGCCTAATTCTATTTTATAACCAGTGCCAAACATTATATCTCCTTGTTCAGCTTCAACTTTAATACTAGTATGAAGAGGACTAAGTTCTGTTAATCTTATAACGTTATCAGAGATACCATCGAGTTCACGATTACCTTTACGAGAGAACACATCTTTTACATATTCGACAGTTTCTAAATTAATTAGTTTATCTATTTGTTCAGGAAGTATTGCCCGTACAGTTTTCATACCCATTTGTTGGGCTAGAAGCATGAACTCGTTATGTATCTCTGTTACTTTCATAATAAATAGTTATTATAATTTTAGTTTAGTTTCAAGTGCTCTTTTATAATCAGCATTTTCGGGATTACTGAAATAAGCTAATGCTTCTTTCATGTTAGCTCCGATAAATCCACCTTCGGGAGTAAGAACAGTTTGATTAACATCAGAACGAACTAACTCGCCTTTGGCAACAGCTTCTTCAATGAACGCTTGAAGCTCAATTTGTGAATTGTTAAACAGTTTGTTGAATTTCTCCGGTTCTTTAATTGCAAAGTCGTCAAGCATCTTTTCTTGAATACTTCTATCAAGTAACAAATTAGATAATACATCTTGTTTGTTATTAGCAGAATAACATACGAAAATAGCTTTGAACTTAGCATCGTTATCGATAGCATCGAGATAGTTACGTCTTGCTTTATTAGCTTGAATGCGATTACGTTTAAGACGATTACTTTCTCGTTGTTCATCTTTAATATAGAATTTAACACGAGGGTCGAAGCTAATAATAGCTATATCTTTAGCTACAATCGGATAAAGTAAACAATGACGATATGCTAGATAATCGTCCACCTTAATAGGATGTCCATATTGATAACGAGTTGCTTCAAGAGCATTAATCTTAGTTACATATTTAGCAATAGCATCTTTCAACTGTTTAGGATTAGACTTTTCAGCATTATCATATTCTTCGATAATCTCTGTTTCATCTATCTTATAGTTCAGATAATCTCTTTTCTTATTCCATTGGAAAGAACAATTAAGTTTCTTTCCTTCACCATCAACAGGAATAGATATGCTATTGAACCAACGTTGAACACGAGTAATATATTCCTGTGAATTAACAGAGCAACCAACAAGAGAAGGCATATACGCTTCCATTTCTTTATAGTTGCTAGTTAAGATTCTAGCTGAATTAATACTACCACCAATGCTATCGTGACGGTCAACGATATGTCTAGCATTAACTTGACGATAAACAGAATTAATAGTAATATCAGTAGCAAGAGCTATTGTAATATATCTTTCTTCTAAGAAGTCTCTATCTAAACCATCTTCTTTTTTAAGAAGTTGTTCATAGGTTTCTCTAGGAGTTTCCGGAGCTTTAACCTGTGTAGTAGCACTAGGGCTATTAGTTGGATTATTTAGACTACTGCCGAATGTTCCGGCTTTTGGTGCTTGTCCTTCCATTATAATTTCAATTTTAATTGTTTAACTTAGAGTACGCACTCCAACATGAACATCTTCTCTTGTCTATCTACTTGCAGACCACGAGACATTTTAACTTCATATTGAGACTTATCAATATCCGTAGATATAGAATTGCTAGGAACAGAACCCCAAGACGGTGGAATAGGAGTAAGACCTTTCAATACACCAACAAGGTAAGACTGACCTTTCATACGTACCATACGAACATTACGGTTTCCGTTATATACAGAGTTGTCAATGAACATCAGTTTGTGAGATGTCATAGGCAAGCCAGTACGAGGATGAATAAGTCCATTAGCTTTTGCTGTTTCAGCAATAGGAGATTTATCCAAGAAAGGAAGATGAACACAAGTAACAGTATGTCCATCAATAGTCTTATATTTACGGAAGTATTTACCATAAGTAAGACCACCACCTTCTTCACCAATCATCTTCTCTCCAAGCGGAGTAATAAATCCTTCGGACTTAGCATCTTCACGGATAGCCATATCGAAATCTTCGATACCACCTTTACCTGCATATAGAGTAATGTCCATAGAACCAGTATCGGTATCTTTATCAACTACGTCACCAATAGTTCTTTTTAGCTTGCTAAGTGGCAAGTATTCACCATAAGTATCGTAGTTAGATTCTTCGAGGATTTCAAACATACCGGCAGTTTCAGGAATTGGTTGGTCGTTATCCCAATCCTTCATATCAATAGTACCATTAACAGTACGATTGTAACGAGATGTCCATAAGTCAATCTCATTAGAGATACGCATCTGAACATCGAACTGGCGCATTTCTTCGTTAATCCAACGAGTATCAGTACCACCGCCTTTAGTCTTGAAAGCATAGCTAACAATAACATTACTAATGTTACCTGCAATTTCCTTGCTATAACGCTTGAATCCTAGCTGGGATTTCATAACGCCCGGCCCCATTACATTAGTCTTGTTACCCTTAGAATAAGATTCAGGAATAGACGGAGCTAACATACACCAATACTTACCTTTTTCAAGATTAGCAGGGTCAACATAAGCACTCTTATCAGGATTCTTTAGCTGCAAAGAATACAAATGTCCACCATGACTACCTGCACCATGGTCACGCATTACACGAACAGCAGTCTTACCATCAGGAGCAAGCAAACCATACTGTTCAATAATAAGACCAGTAGCAAACTCAACTTTAATAGGTTTACCACCAATACCCGGAGTAGTATCATTAGTATTAGCCCAAACAATGTAATCATTGAATCTCTGACGACCCATTGTCTTCCAAGTCCACTCAACAGTAGTAATATCACGAACACCAGCAGCACCTTGTCCTTCTGTAAGGAAAGTCAGCGGGAATCGGTCATCTTCCATACCATAAGTGTAAGTCAGGAAGTTGTTAATCTCTTCCGGTTTTTGAATCATTAAGGCAGCAAGAGATTGCTCATTAGAGTAACCTCTATCATCATATTTACCTCTTTCGACTTCTCTTAATTTGTACATATTCGTTTTAATTTAGTTAGTTCAAGACTAGTTGGTCATTATCAACTGTCTTAGAATTATTACCTTTACTATTGATAATAACAGTCCTTTTACCAGTAGTTTGTGCTGCGGTAGTTCTAATAGATAGAACTTTCTGTTTATTAACAGCCATACCAACAAGACTAGCATAATCGCCACCAGTAAATCTAAGAAATGCTTTAAGTAAATCATCCTGTATACGAGCATTAGAATCAACTCTAGCTTCATCTAACATATAAGCAGTATTACCTTCATTATCAACAGGAACAGAAACATAATTTAAGAAGTCTCTACGACTAAGCATTGTCTTCTTTCCGTCTCTATTACATTGAATTTGTTCAGGAATACTATAACCTAATAGTTCACCTTTGCTAATAATATCTTCTACGTTATCCCAATATGCTTCTTCAGCAGCAGCAGCAGCAGCTTCTTGAGCTTCTACTTGCGCTTTCTGTTCAGCAAGTCGAGATTCATATATGCTATCAACAGCTTCTTTAGATTCAACAGCAGTATCATAAAGAATACCAGCGTTCTTACAATAGTCAATAAATTTATTTACATCTCCTTTTTTACCACTAAGTTTCCATTCTTCACGAATGAAAGCAGCTTGCTGTTCTTCATTATTTTCACTAACAGTAATCTGACTTCTATCAGGAATTTCTACAAAATCTTCAAGAGTACCATTAAGTTCAAGATGATTAATTACTTGTTCAATCTGTGGATAAGTATCAAACAAATCATTAAGAGCTGCAATTTGAGCTTCTGCCATTCTATTCTGTACTATTGTATCAACATAAGCAGCAATACCTTCTGCATTATTATCAAATACAACAGGATTACCATTTTCATCTTCAAAGTCAGAACCGAAACGAGATTGTAATTGTTCAAGAACACTTGGTTCAGAACCATTTTGAGAAATAAGTTCAGCAAGTTCAGCAGCAGTGCGAAATACAGTTCCATCAGCAGTAAGAGCGTTACCATTAGCATCAATAATATAATCTACACCATCAACATTTACAGTATCACCTTCTGATAATACCACTTCTTCCCCCGTAGAAGAGCTTCCTTGCTGTCCTTTTCCTTGTCCCTGTTGTCCTTTTTGGTTTTCATCACCATTACCAACAGTACTAGTATTAACACTTCCACCTTGTCCTTGTTGTCCTTCTTGTCCAGCACCTTGTTGTCCCTGTTCGACAGAATTGCCGTTAGCACCAGAGCCAGTACCTTGACCTCCAGTATTAGCAGTATCGCTAGTATCAATACTACCAGTACTTAAATCTAAATTGTTATTACTACTAAAAGTTCCCATAATAAATATGTTTTGATTATTACTTTCACTCAAATGTAATCTAATAATATGAGAAAGCAAACTCTTACTAGTCTGAATACCCTTATTATTAGGTTTAGAATTGCTCGTATTCGTATTTAAGTATTACTAGAGTTAATCTTATCAGCAGAAACTTTGCGTTCGATACAGGGCAAAAGAATGAGCCATTTTAAGACCCGTCACGGCATTTTGATGCTTTCCTTTACAGTTAATCCATTCGATAGGATAAATGCCACAGAGGCAAAGGAAATGATGTCTGCGTCGATTTTATTGGTACGAAAAACCCTACGGAAAGTTCCGTAGGGCACGTCTAAATCATAGAAAATGGTATATAGCTAATTATAACTTAGTGTTCACTTCTTAGTAGAACTAGATTTAGATTTAGGAACATCATATCTATTCTTATTCTCTTTAGCTATCTTTAGTTCATTATCTCTATCTAATGCAGAGTTAATCATATCTAAATCTTTAGCTCGTTTCTTTTCATTTAGTTCAGCTTGTTTAAATGATAGTTCAGCAGAATTATCTTGTGGGACAGCTTGTGCAGGTTGATTAGCTAAAGCAGCCATAGCAGCTTCAGTATCCATCCCTTTAGCAAGTAAATCATAATAACCTTTGATTTCTGCTAGTCTAGCATCTTGTTCTCCCTTAGCAGCTATCTGTTCAAGAACAGCTTTATTCTTAGCTTCTTCTAATTGTTGGTCTAACTGTTTAAGTGATTCTTCATTCTTTTGACGAAGTTCTTGATAACGATTAATAGCTAGTTTAAGACTGGATATATTACCGGAAGTAATAGCAGCAACAGCGGACATTAAATCTCCATTTTGACTAGCATTGAAAGCCCACTCTTTAAGTTGTTCAAACTTCTCTGTTTCTCTATCAGAGTTTTTAGCTTTGATTACGTATTGTCCGAGAGTATGATTATTTACATTAAGAGAGACATATTGCTTTCTATCTGACTTATCATAGTAAGAAGTATCTAATCCATCTATCCAAGCTAACTTGGAATTATTTAAATCTATTAGATATTCGTCCTCACGGAACTTATCGAACATATAGTTAATAATAACTGTACCCATTGAACCACGAATAATAGCTTCTTCTGTTGTACCTTTACCAGCACTAGTAGCTATCTGTCCGTAACGTTGTGGTGTCATATCTACCATTTCACGAGCACTAGCTTTAATAGATTCAATAAGATTAGATATTTCAGTAATATAATCAGAGATATTGGCATCAAGCATTTTAATAGATTGTGCTTTAGTACTATTAATATCTTCTGCATCATCATACGGGAATATACCTTCTGCCGCTATATTATAGATAGCTTCTTCTGCATCTTCTCCAAATAAAGATTTAGCTGCGACAAGAATAAACATCTTGTTCTTAGCTATCATCATCTCTCTATGATAAGAGAAGATATTGATTAATATTTGAAATGGAGTAAGTATTTCTACAATAGAGAATCTTCCCATTTGAGGAAGTACTTCTTGAAGTCCACAATACTGCAATCTAACATCGTCATCTAATTGAAAAGGAATAGGTTTAGCACCACCGGGATATATACCAAAACGTTGACCACCTATACGATAACCTTCATAAACTTGTGGTTTATACACAGAAGTTATCTCAATATGTCCAAGTTCAGGACTAAATTCAAAATCATCAGGAACAATCATCTCATCAACTAATCCTACTTCATTAACATATTTTAATATCTTAACTTGTGTATAACCTCTCCAATTAACATGCCATACTTCAAGTAGTTCTCCGTTTTTTAATCTTAAATCATAACCATTAGAAGGAAATATCTCTCTATTATCGTTCTCATAGCTCTTACACTTTTCAGGAAAATAATAAGTATAAGCATTAAGACTAAGTGTACGAGTAGCACCAACTGTACTAGGATTATAATATTTAGTTATAAATTCTAGTTCTTCATTTGATAGTTCATCAGAGAATTGGTCTATTACTTGATTGTAACTCATTAACATTCTACGAGCTACAATATCATATTTAGATACCATTTGTTCTCCATTAGGAACAGGATACATATCAGTAGTTGGAATCCACTCTTTAACTAGCTTCTTACCACGAACAGTATGAAAACTATAAACTTCCCCTGTAACGATATAGTTAAAATACTCAACTGGAATTATTGTCTCGTTATTAAGAACATCGTCAATAACTTCTAATAGTTGTTGAGCTTGTGCACTTATTTCATCTATATAATTATCAATGAAATTCTTTTCAAACTCTTCTGCATCACTTGCTAATTGTTCAGGGTCAACTTCTTGCGTTGGTTGTCCTTGACCTTCTAGTTGAGAATTTTCAGCTTGTTGTTGCTGTATTCTTTTTTGAAGTTCTTGTTGAAACGCTATCATAGCTCGTTTAACTATATCTTCTCGAATAGCAGCATCACGAGCCATAATAATTTCAGGATTATTAGCACCAACAATAAATTCATGTTGAGACTTAACATATTCTGATAAATAACGACGAACTACATCATTAATAATATCAAGATTCCTTAGAGTAGCAGGAAATCTTTTAAAGTTCTCCTTCGTAGCATTGTAAGGATTAAGTGTTTTACGATAGAACTCATCAGGCATTTCTCCATGAAGTATTTCAAGAAGTTGTTCTGTCTTAGTTCTATCATTACATGCTAGTCCGGCAGCAATACAATAATCTATTGTTCTACCAGCCCAGTATTCATCCTTTTCAGAATTAGGAATACGCTGTTTAGGCATGTCCCCAAGTCGAGCATTTAGCTTAGCATCAATCATAACAATTCGCTTAGTTTAATAAGTATATTAATGTACCAATCAATAGCACTCGTACTTATTACTATGACTAGCATTAATACGAATCCTATTATTCCGCCAAGCAATGTAGCTAAAATATCCAAGAAATCAAACTTATTCCCATACATTTTATCTTTAAACTCCATGCCTACTGCTAGACCTATTACTAACATTATTCCTAGTAATCCACATGGAATTGCGTAGAGGAAATGTTTTAACCTGTTACTTTTTGTTAACCAACTCATAATTAATAACGTTTACGATTCCAAAAGTTTTCTTTTTCTGTTTGCACTCTCTGTCTATGTTCAAGCTGCTTTTTAGCAAACTTATCATTAGCAGCCCATTCAATACCACGAACAATCATTTCAGATACACGGTCAAAGTTACCAGTATTAGACCATTTCTTTAACTCTAGTATAGACTGATAATCATATATAGTATGAAGAACAAGCATATCACGACCGTCCTCGAATTTCCCTACGGGGGAATACAACATTTCCTTTAACATTCGGAGACCATCAAGCTTAACTGTTTCACTACTAATATCATAACCAATAGTATTAACTTTCTTACTATTAATATTAGTATCCCAAAGACTAACTGGATGATAACCTAAATATCTAATAGCTTTCCACTTCTTAAAATTACTAACTGTTTCACCACGGTTAATCTCAACATTAGTTGTACCAAGACAATTATAAGTAACTGCAAAGTAATAACAGATTCTATCTGCTTTCTCTAGTTCATCAGGACGACCATAATACACAGCACACAATCTAGGACGATAACCATTATATATACAAGGATTCATCCAAACCTTAATACTATTATGTGAATGTTTATTAGTAAGTTCTTTCTTATCTTTATCAATACCAACAGGGTCATAACTAATACTATATATTCCCGGAGGAGTACCTTTAGTTAGCTGACCTGTTTTTTTATCTATATATTCTACTTTAATTGGATTAAACCATTTACGAATACAACCTTCAGGGTCTTCATTAGAGTGACGAGGAACATTCTTAATATAATCAAAGTAATCTTTCTTAAATACACCGCCAGTAGCAGCAATACGTTCATTAGGAATAAATTCAAAATTATCTGAATCATATTCTACAAACTTACCATCTATATAAAAGTTATACTTATTAGACATCTTTAGTTCTTGTTCCCATTCATCTAATATCTCACTACTAAATATATTCTCACTTACAGAACTAAATGATTCACTAGGCATATTAGCATATTGTCCACAATAACTAATAAACTTAGCGAATGATTTACTCTTAGCTTTTTCAGCAGCACGTTCTTCTTCTGCTATTTGAAAACCAAGAGCTATATCAGAATTACCATCATCATCAAGAGAAGTAAGAGTAGCGATTTGATTATCATCGCCAATCTTATAACCTTCAAGTCCCCAACAATAAGGTTTAAAGTAACCACATACTTCTGCTCTACTATCTTTATCCCATACATTTTCAAATGCCATAAAGTTTCTACCTCTAGGGTCATAGAAGTTTTGCTCAAATGTTACCCAACCTGCATTAGCTTTACCAGCAGTACCCCAAGCATTAAGGAAACCAGTAGTAACAGAACCAGTCTTTAGAGTAGGTTCAGTTACATCCATAAAATCATCAAAGTTCTCAAACTCTGACATCTCTTCACATTTGATTTCTCCGGCATCCTTACCAACAGCAGCAGAAGGATTATTCTTAGTAGATACAGATATACAAGCACTATTCCAACTGTTATCATCAATAATAGCTGTACTAGGGTCTTTATAACCTAAGATAAAATCACTAGCATCAATCTTAGCTATACCTCTAGCAAAAGGAGTATTAGATTCATAGAAGATAATTTGCTTCTTCATAAAGTCAGATAGACCACCTGACTGAACCAAGAACTTATTATCACTAGCCGCATGAATAACAGCACGGTTAGGAGTAAGATTAATAAAGTTAGCAGAACCAATAGCTTCCATATAACTAAATCCACCACGTCTAGTTTTATCATTGATAAGGAACAAACCGTTCTCTCGACAAAACTGTTTGATTAAGAAGTACCACCATTGGCAATCAATGAATCTAGGAAATCCTCTTATCTTACGACCAGTAACTTTACCTTCTTCTACTCGAAGTGTTTTAGTATCTAGTTTAAGAATACGTCCATAATTAATAAAGTTATAATGTTCACCAGTAATATAAACATCTTCTATCTCACCAGTTCTAGTATCCATAAGACAAGGGGCTTTAAAACCAACAAGTCTACGTAGAGTTTCCTGTTTACGAAAGTTTATATGAGGCATACTATCTACTGCAAACTTAGTATAAACTCCTTCTTTTTCATAAGTAACAGCAGCGGGACGTAGAAGGTCTGTATTAACAAAACGTTTATGTGGGTCAATATTCATTAAGAATCCTCCGCTTTCTCCTATTAAGAAATGGTCGAACGGGTCTTTATATCCACAGTCTCTTGCGTGCTTATATTTCTTTCCTTTATCTTCTTCATTATAATAAATGAAGAATGGATATTCACTAAGTTCCATACTTACAATTAGTTATTTTAATAGTATAACAAGAATAGCTAGTACACCTGTACTAGCTATGAATCCATTACGTTGCTTCTTATACTTTTTAGACTTATTATATTCCTTATTAAGATTAACAATAGCTTGATTACCTACTATTGTTATTCTCTTTATTTCTTCGCGTTGTTTAGATATAATAGAATCCTGCAAGTAGCTATCTCTAACTTTTAGTTCGTATAACTTCTTGTAGGATTCATATTGGCTTTTATATTCTTCTGAAAGTATTAACTTTGCATTAGCTATTCTTAATACTTCTTTATCTAGGCGTCGCTTCGCTCCGCCATCCCCCATAAAGGGGTAGGATTGCTGTAAGCTATCTACCTTCGTCTCCAATCTTTGGATTCTCAACTCCGATTGGTTTTGACACAAGATATATGAAGCGTTCGAGAATAGCAATACTATCAGTATCACTAATTGCTTTATCAAATTCTTTCTCATACTGATTAGTATTATTAAGAGTATTGAGAATAGAATCTATTATTAATTGTAAACTATCTCTTTTTGTTTCTATTTCCTGATATATAGTATCGGGAACAATAAGCGGGACTTCTACACATTCCTTATTAAAAACAAAATTGTTTAATACTCCAATTATAACAAATGAGATTACCACTATTAATAGTCCTATTCCAATACTCTTTAGTTTCATATTATTAAATCTTTTTCTTCTAACAATGTATAAGAGAATACATCACCCCATAAAGGGGTTGCAAGTTCTACTATATTCATAAGTTCTCTAAAATCCATACTTCTAGCTAGAACTTGACAACCAGCAGACCAACCATCAACAACAATGCTTGATTCTCCTGCTTTATGAATATTGATACCAAACATCCCTTCTTCTATTGTTGATTCATCACAATCAAGATAAAAGTCTTTATTAGCATCACGGAATACTTTAACAGGTTTATGTTGAACAAGAGCAAGATATTGTCCTTTATGATAACCTTTCTTAAAACAACCACGATATTGACCTGGGACTAGAATTGCACAACCTTTAACATTAACAGGGTTAGCAAGACTTTTATAACCGGGGTCAGTAGTACAAGGATATATAGGAGTATATCTCTTACCATTAGCTGTCCAATAATCAATTATAAAAACATCATTGAACTCATTACCGTGTTCTTTGGAACGAACACCAATAAGATTAAGATTATATTTACCTTTATCAAAATAAGCATAACCTTTATTCTCTAGTGTTTTTCTCCAATCAACAGTACGACACCTATCTATTAATAAATTATTATATTTAGACATGATATTACATTTATATTATACAAATAAATTCATTTGTTGTTTCTGACTTCCATTAACAGTTTGATAACGGATATTAAGCATAGTATCTATTTCAGGTTCTAATCTAGGAATCTTATACCACTTAGCAGTTTCACTTTTACTTTCATCAATGTGAAAACCGTCTTTAAATCTTTGAGGTCTACCATATTGGTTAAGAACAAACGGAACTTCAATATGACAAAGAGCTAAACCACGACAAGGCAAACCAGTAATAAGATGAACCATTTTAGCATATAGATTTAATTGTAAAGCATAAGTAGTACCATTACAATTAGGTAGACCACCAAACGGTGGAAGTAAAACATCTTCCGGTTTATGAACCCATTCGTCTGTTTCTTGTACAGGACGAACAGTTTTATCCTTCTTATAATATCCTGCTTGAAATCTAAGACCTGTACGATTAGTTTTCCAATCAAGAATAACAAAGCCATCTTCACGAATAGGAAGTATATCAATAGTACCACTAAGAAGATACTTAGGAAGAAACGCTCCTATTTCTGAATATATCTTATAATCTCGTTCAGTATAGAATTTGAATACTTTATATATTTCAGGATATTTGTTTTCAGTATGTTCAATAAAAGCATCAACATCAAGAAGTCTTACATAACTATCAACAACATCTAAATCAGCAACAGTAACCATTTGTTTACTTTCTTGTTTATTCAGATATTTAATAGCATTAAAGAACTTACTATTCTGACGAATACCATCTTCAAAACTATTATGATAGACATTACCCATATCACAAGCCTTATCTCTTATCTTATCCCATTGATTCTTTATATCTTTGATAGAAGTGTTTTCTTCTTTAGCTTTGTACTTAGCCCAATAATTAGAATCAAATTTAGGAACATACGAATGAATAATAGTAGTAGCACTAATATAAGAATTACCACAATTATCAGTATACTTATGAGTAGGTTCATCAAAGTATAACTTAGTTTGCTTATATTCAGGTTTAACTGGTATCATTTTGTACTTTCGTATTTCCCCCGTAAAGGAGTGTTAACAATGCTATCACTTACCAATCCTAGCTCTCTCTTTTGAGCTTCTACTTGAGCTTCCAAATCACTAGCGTCTTTAGCAGACATAGAACTAGTAACTACTTTACCACCACGAGCTTTCTTCTGTTCTATTTCAAGAGCAGCAGCTTGTTTAGCTTCACCTAAAGATTTAATCTGATTAGGAATGATATTAATAATACCGTTTAGCTTAGTTATCAAATCAATAACTGGTAAAGTATCTTCTGCTTGTAGACCAGCATTAAGTTTATTAGTAAGTTGTTCACTAATTATATTAGCTGCACGAGAACTATTATGAACCGCTCTAAGAATAGTTTCAAGAGCTTCTCCTGCTACGCCTATCTTATCTTCATGATATCTATCAACAAGACGAAGAATAAGAGCATCGGGTTGCCAATCATTAGGAAGAGCGTAATTAGCTCTAGCAGACGCTAAAGCTTCTGAACGACTATATCCCATTTGATTAGGTGGAGATTTAGGGTCAGCTAGATAAAAGATAACTCCGGCTTCTTTAAGATACCGAAGTTTATCTTCACTAGTATCACGAAGATATAACTCTTTTACATCTTTATCTTGTATCTGATAAACGTTAGGAGCAAAAGGATAACCTTGCTCGTCAACACTAATCATACCTGTCAAATCCAAAGGGGCAATCTTCGTAATCATAACCTTTATTATTTCTTAATTCAATATAGTAATCAGAATCATTAACTGGCTTCATCTTGCTAAAGAAGTACATATACAATTTAAAAAACCTTTCATCTTGATTAAAGTCTCTAAGTTTCCTCGCAGCTAACTTACGATTAAGTCTAACAGCTCGAGATATTATCGAAGTTCTACTTCTAAATTTACTACGTTGAATTGTTCGAGTAGCAACTAAACTCTTTTTAAATTTCCAATATTCTTCATTAGTAAGTTCTTGCCTTTTAGCTTTCATTACAGGATGATGTTCTATTGCATCTAACTTGGCTTCATTAACAATAAATCCACCAATAAAAGGAATTGAAACTCGTTGTAGACTTTTAATTCTATCAATAATTTGGTCTTCGATATTATCTATAATATCATCTATTATTTCAGCTTCAATAGGAGTAACACCTAATAAACTAATAATATCAGGACGAGTTACTAATAACTCCCTTTTCTCTTTTAAATCAATAGAAGGCATCTAGTTTATATATTTAGTAAGTTAGTAGCTACTATAAACTTTTGAGGTTTACCACTAGGAATAAGACCTTCAACAATATTCTGACCTTGAATATCAGAAAGACGAACAATTTTATATCCAATACAAACTACTGTTTCAGCAATAGTAGTAATAAGTTTACCATTATCACCTTTCTTCTCAGCAGTAACAGGAGTTACTTCTGTACCAAGTAAACTAATAACAGAACCACTTCCAACTTTACGAAATATCTCACCGCGAGCAATACTAAGATTTAAATCTTGGTCACCACGAATAAATTCAGCAAGATTATAAGGAGTAAGTTCGTTACTACGAGGATTACAATCTATACCGGTAAATACATCAGAAGGAGCAATATATAAGAAACGATTAAGCATTGCTCTATCTTCTTCCTTAACATCATCGGCATAGTTAGTCTTAACTAATATAAATCTAGTACTACCAGTACCCTTTAAATCAGGATTGATAATCTCACGAAGTTTAGCAGTCTGAATAATAGCGACAATACCAAAATGCTTAAACGGAGTTATGTCTTTAACTCGGTCAGAAACATATTTGAAATCAATTTCTCCAATGTGTTGAGGAACTAGGAAAGTTTCTCCTTTAGTTTTGTTCTCTAAATGTAACATGATTACTTTAATTAGATTGTTAATACTATTAATTAAGTTGACTAGCATTACTAAGAGTAATATAAGCACCAGTCATTAATAGTACAAGTATAAGAATAATATTCGTACCATCAATATCTAACTCGTTAAAAAACCTTTAGAATTGTATTCGCTGTATAATTCACATCCATTCACACTAGTTCACATTAGTATACACTCTAATATAAGTCCAATACTTAACCAAAATATCAACTAAATCTTACCATTCTATTTTTACAATCCTGATGCTAAATCTTCGGACTCTTCGATAGAAGAGAAGAAAGGTAATACACAATAAGACCCAATAGACAACCAATACTATATAATATAAGTAAGACCAATTAAGGACTTAAAGGAATTAATTAGACTAATAGGACTAACTAATAAGATAATTCTTCTATAAGAAGAGTTAGACTACTAACAACAATAGATATACAGAAGGGAATTAGAAATACTATTAGAACTAACTAATGTATATAGACTCAGAAATAGGACTGGAACTACTGTTAGAAATAGAATTAGGAATAAGACTAATAATGAACTTAGAAATAGGATTAGGACTATTAGAAGAAATAAACTTAGAGGTACTACTATTAGTGCTGCCCCACAAAATAATATTTTTCATGAGTATATTTTTATCGAGGTGAACTATAAGTGTTATAGGTAATACTTAGATTAATAGAGATAGAACATCTAATAGTATTAATAATAAGAATACTATTAAAGATGAACTTAGAATTAGAATATCTAATAGTATAGGAAGTGCTACTCCCAAGAGAAATATATTTTTCGTGAGTATATTTTTTCGGAGACGAAGCTCCTACCCAACACCCCGCCCCACTTCAAACCAATTCCAATACCCCCGTCAAGACCAAATGACCTTAAACATATTGCTATTAATATAAATGTTTAATTAAATACTTATGTTTATGATATTTCTATTGTTGTTATCAATAGCAGTAGCTATGACTACTGCTACTTATCTATCTGCTATTAGAAGACAGAAGTGGGATTGGAGAAAGTATGGTCGCGCAGGTGAAACCTACGACAAGTTTTGTTCACGTTATTACACTAGATACGTATGAATATTAGTGATAAACTAAAAGTGGTACACTTAGCATTAAGTATGCTAGGTGTGCCAGTATTCATACATCTAAGTTACATTAAGTTGTATGATAACCATGTGAATAGCTTTCTAATACTATTAGTAGTGTTAGTACTTATACTAGATGCTAACGATGTTGTTAAAGAACTATTGGCTTAATCAAACCAAATGACTTTAAACATATTGCAATTACTATCAAACCAAATGACTTTAAACATATTGCCATTGTGTGTGTAGTCGGGATGCACATTGGTTGAACAGTTGCCGACTGATTTATAACATTTAATACCTGTAATTATGGAAAAAAAAGTTAATGATGCTGCTAGATTAGCAGCCAAAGCAGCTGCAAAAGCTGCAAAAGAAGCTGCTGATGCAGCAAGTGCTAACGCTAAAACAGTTACTACTGATGATGCTGTTAATGAAACTATTGATAGTCGGATAGTTGACCTATCCGACTATCATGGTCAAGATGCAGACGATATTACTCGTCTGTTGCTTGACCGTCCTGATTTTGAGAATCACGACAGCTTAATGATTACTAATATCATTGATAATAGTAGTCGTTACGCAGGTGCGCTAACTGTTGTTGTTAATCGCAACATTCCGCAGTTTGTTAAAGATGCTGCTAGTGGTACTTATGTCGAGTCTACGACTCGTAATATATTTACTACTCGTATTCAACTTGCAGCTATTCTCAAAGGTCAGGGCGATGCGATGCTCGCTAATGCGGTTATGACTGCACCTATTAATGTGCTTCTTGTTATCTTCAAGAAGGCACGTATTAGTGTGCTTGGTCACATACTTGCACAAGGCGAAGTGTTCGTTAATCCATACGCTTCTCGTATGGCTCGTGAAGAACGTGTTAATGAACACGACCGTTACGAGTATTTCCCGTACGAACTTAGTATGCGTACGTTGTCACTTGCGGACGAGATGCTCGTAGCCGACATGCTAACCAAGTATCAGCCAGATGCTATTGATGCAGCCTAACCAGTTACGTAGTGGAGAGAAATCTCCACTACTAAACTAAAGTTACACCATTCGGCACGTGTTCGACAATACTCTTGCTAATCGTGTTCGACAATACTCTTGACTTATGCTCGCTGTCCGGCAAAGCCTTCGGGCACAGCTGTCCGGCAAAGCTAATTGGGATTGGAAACGACACTAGTCACCTGATAAGCGAAATGCTACAACTGATAAGCGAAGCTAATCAACTGATAAGCTAAAATCATAAACCAATTTAAATAACAAAAGTATTATGAAGATAGATGAAAAGAAAACTATAATAAACATAGATGTTATAGCTACTGATACTCTTGAAATCACATATAATAATCATACAACTCAAATGATTCATCCTGATGATGTAACTGAATACATATCTAAGCTAAAAGCCGATATTAAAAGACTATCAGACATATTATCCAAGCTTGACTAGTTAGCAAGCTAAAATCGCCTTTCGACGACGTTTCTCTTAGACGGATTCTAAATAACAAATTGGGCTTATATATATATATATATATATATAAAAGTCAGGCAACACTTGCGCGCGTACCTTATTATATACGTGCGTGTACGCGTGCGTATAATAGGTACACGTGCGTCCGCCCACGCGAAGTATAGGTAATAGGATTATATTAGGCGAAATTGTCTATCAGACAATCTCGCATAAAATCCCGACAACGATACCTATTGTCGCAGACAACAGGTAGACGCTCATACAATACCAATAATGATAGAATCAGATGCGTCTATATTATATATATATATATTATATACTTTAGTATATAATTATAATATATATATATATATATATAGGGGTCGAAAGACCGTCCGCAAGGTCGGTGACTATTGTCGTAGACAATAGGAGCAAGCTCATACAATCACACCAATAACAAGTATCAATAGTATCAATAGTATCAAGACTATTACTAGTATTGAGAGCATCAATGCTCGGAAGGGTCGCTAAGGCTCCTCGTTAAGCTAGATAGTAGAGTAGACAATAGAGTGAGATAATAGTAGTGGAGTGAGAATAGTAATAGGATGTAGATAAGAGAGATGAGTTGGTTAAGTAGTGGTACTACTCCCTCTCCTACCTCTACTCCTTCATTCTAACTCACTTCTCTTACCTACAATGTTACGACTACTACTTAAACCTCTCCGTTTATGGAGTTAGGATTTGAATCCTAATCATCATATTTCCACTATAATAGTCCCTATAATAGTCCTTACTATTACTTAGATATTATATTGTCTATTGTTACTGTTGGTTGTTGTTGTTTCTAAGTTCCTACTACTATCGTAGTAGTCCTTAGGATTTAAATATATTATATTAAATACATTATATTAAATACATTATATTATGGATAAAATAATTTGGCTAGACGGACATGTAACTACAATTAGTAATGAAGAAGCTTTTCGCAGACAGTACGAAGTGTACACTGACGATGGTTCTGAATGGCGAATGAAAATTGGTGATGCAGAATTTGTTTGGCATAGCAACTGTTGGATGCAGCTATAACTAAACAATAACGTTTATCTTTATACTAGTAGAATTATTAGTTCTATTATTAGTTCTACTAGTATTTGATATTGTATTATAATTGTTGGTTATTGTTAGAGCGTCACTACCATTGTCTTTGACAATAGTAGTTCGAGCGATTCCGGTAATAACAATACTATGTATTACAACTGATAACGGGAATAGTACTATTAGTAATACTATTATTAATAATTGTATTATTGTGTAGCTTGACTTGTCACGCTCGCAAAGCTCGCTTTTCTCCCCCATAAAGGGGTGACATTACTGTACTTCTTTTGCTCTCTATCTTATCCACTTATTAACTTATACTATTATGTCTAACTACGATATTACTGTTTTAGCATTACTATTTATTATTGCATTTGTTAAATGTAGTGAGTTTCTAATTAATCCGAAGTTTACTTTTACTACTATGTTAGTTGCAATATTAATGATTTCATTTAGTATTGGTATATTTCTAATACTATTTAAACTTACTTCACCATGACAGATTACCAGTTCTATATATTTCTATCTTTTATTTGGATAGTCTTATTCTTCTGTTATTTGATATTCAACTATCTTACTAGTAAGAGAGTTCGTATCAATTACTCTTTGATTCAAGCTATTATTACTTATATAATAGTTATTGGTTCTATTCGTCTCTTATTCTATATAGAGACTGTCTACTTTTAAAATTAAATTCTTAATAATTAATACTTGTATTTATGAAAGCTATTGTAATTGATAAAAAGCATTTAACTCTTGTGTCTCATACTAATGGAGTTGTTATTGTTGAAGAAAGCGGCTGTATTATTGATTTAGATTTTCATGCACTTGCTTCTATTTGTGAGATTGGCGACTTAGGCAATATTTATTCTATTAAAGATTCTGATGAAATTATTGAGTTACGTAATCAAGTTCAAAGTCTTACTAATGAACTTAATACTCGTGGAGAGCGTATATCTCAACTAAATGATGAGATTGAAAATCTTAAAGTTCTTAACAAGAGAGATGTTGTAATATATAAAAATTCTATTGCAGAGAAAAATCAAGAGATTGAAACTCTTAAAGCTCAAACCGATAAAGACGAAGAAGAGCGTAAGGAATTATATAAGCGTATTGATTATTTTGAAAATAAGCTAGCAATTAGTCGTGATAAAGCTACTAAACTTGAAAGAGTTAATGATGAACTTAAAGTAATAATAGAAGATAAAAATAATTCTATTAAACATCTTAATAAAGTTATTGAAGAGAAAACTAATAGTCTTATTAAGTTAGAGAATGTTGAATACGAACTAAATAAATGTCGTGAAACAAATAATGCACTTACAGAAAAGTTAGAAAGTAAAACTTCTGATTTAGCTGAAAGAACTTATTGGTTCAGATATTATAGACGAGCATTTCGTACTGTTAAGGAATATCTTAAACCTGATGAAAAATATGGTTTCGATTTAAGTGGTTATAATATTACTAATAGCATTGATAGCAAGTTTGTTATATCATTTAAAGATAGAAGTATTGCTAGTAGAGCTTTTAATGAGTTGAGATATTCTGTTTCTCCTAGAAATGTATTATCTAAGTATGCAAATGATATTATTGAATATAATGTTGGTGCTATGAATATATATTTTATTGAAGGAACTACTCCTGCTGTTGTTCGTAAGTTCAATAATGAAAACTTTACTATTACTTGTAAAGATGTCTATTCTGCGGAAATAATTAATACTCTTCTTAATTGCGGTTTTCCTGCTAATGATATTATTACTTCTTATGAACAATATATAGTATGTAATATCAATTAATAAAATTATTAGTATTGTTTGGTATTTCAATTATTTATCACTATACTTGCACCTGCATTATAAATTTTACGATTATGTATGACGAAGGTGTAGAGTTTCCCATTTGTGGCATAGTAGCTGATATAGACTATCTCGACTGTGAGATGGCTAATAATTGGAATACTGGCAATACGTTAAGCGAGGATAATTTAGACCTCGATTTAGATATAACTCATATTGAAGATTAATTAAATACTAATAGTTATGAACGAAAAGAAAGAAGTTGATGTTCTTAGTAAGAAACGTCCAACAGTTAACGAATTAAAGACAGAAGTTATTCGTTTACGTAAGTCTAATGAAAAGTCTGATGCTGGTCTTAATCATTATAAGGTCATGTATGAGAATATTTGTAATGAAGATAAAGCTCTTCGTAATCTGTCTTCTAAATTAAGTGCTGCTAATAATCAATTGGAAGCTAATAACAAAGCTCTTAGTAATTCTATTGAATCACTCAAAATTAAATTAGATAAAGCTAATAAAGCCTATGAAGAGCTTAAAGCTAAGAATCAGTATAATTCTTCTGCGTTTGTTATTGCAGCTATTATTGCTCTTGGTGCTGTTATTACAATGATTTTGCGTTTAGTATAATACCGATACGTACTCTATTTAATTAATATCTGACAAAAGGGTTAAATAAATGTCGGTTTCCACTCTATTGAGATTATTCAGGTCGTGAGATTAGAATAATTTTAGTAGAGTTTTTTATTGTCTAACTTAAAAACTTATTATAATGAAAGAAATTATTGAAACATTGTTTGCTGCTGCTATGGGTTCTGATGTTTTAGATAAAGCTCAAAAAGAACTTCATAGAAGATTTATTGAAGGCGAGCTTAATGCAGAACTTAAAGAAGATATTGAAACTCTTTATGTTAAAAAATTAAATAATCTTCTTGAATCTATTCTTGATGATGATAATTGTCCTATTGAAGATAAAATCAAAGCTATTGAACAATGGCATGATATAATGATTAATTATACTAATTATATTAAAGTTCTTCATAAAAAGACACTGGAAGGTTATAAAAATCTTTGTGAAGAATATCGAAAACATCATAAAACTAAATATAATGTATTTAGTCCGCTTAATAGTACTATTATTGTTCTTGATAAAAATGATATTCTTAAAAATTCATTTAATGCAAATACAAATATATTCTATGAAGGAAATGATTTAGATAAAGCTGTTGCTAAACTAGAAGAAATAACTGCATCTAAATTTAATTTATGTGTCATAGATTATCGTAAGATATATAAAGATTAATATTTCGTTTTGTTTTGTCTGTTTAGTTAAACTAAAATTTTGTCGTATATTATATCTATGGTTCGTGAGAATAGTAGATATTGCATTTGAAATTTAATTCGTGCTATTAATAGTATTGTTCGTGAGAATAGTACTATTATTTATTTTGATAGCTCTGATGATGACTAATCTAAGTTGAAACATTAACCAAATGGTTGAAGCAAGGGAAATCCTCTTCGTAAAATGTCAGCTATAAATACATAGTATTGTGTTTAAAAATACAAGTTGTTAATTACTGTCGTGAGATAGAACAGAACTTAATTTAATTTTACCCCTAATTAAATTACTGTCGTGAGATAGAATTAGGTTAGTTATTTAGCTTGGAGCAGAAGCGTCTGCTCCTTTTCTATGATTATTAATTAATTAAAACTATATACCGACATGGAAGAAAAAGAATTTATTAAAATTGTAAGAGAAGTACAAAAGCTTCAAATAAAGTTGCTTAAAACTTCCAATATGTCTATTAACACAGGTCTTAATAATAATAGTGTTAATAGTAGTGATTATACTTTTTCTTTATTTCTCTTTACCTATGGCGAAGATAAAATGGTTAAAGATGTAAAGGGTTATATTATTTACAGCTTTGACACTATTGCTAAAGCTAATGGTGTTCTAAGAGATATAATGCAAAGAGTTGAAACTAACACAGCTCCTTTACGGGGGAATAAAGCGAAGCGAAGCGGAGCGGTCAGATGCTCCTATTAAATAATAATTAAATACTAAACGTAATGATTAAAAAGAAAGTAAGACTTGGAAGACAAGAGAAAAGCTATAAATTAGTAGCCTTTACTCTTAATGTATTTGAAAGTGTTAAACTTGTTAAGATGGAAGAAAGGAGACGTATTCCTAGTTATGCCCAAGCTCAACGAGTTTAAACAAGATAATGGTAAGCTCATTGTCACGACTGGCAAATGTCTAGTTTGTGGCGATGAGCTTCTTGTATTTGGTACAGATAATATTTATATTTGTCCAAAATGTAAGGAAATACTAGATGGTGGTAATTGTTTAGTTCTTGAAACAATGTTTGTTGAAGATGATAGAATTGTTACTGCTAAAAATTGTATTGTTCCTAAAGACCAAATGCATACTAATGTTCCTATTGTATGTATGCCTTCTGATGAATTTAGTAAGTTATACGAAATATATAAAACTAAAGCTAATTAATATGGTTGTAGATTTAAAACAATGTGTTAATCCTGATAGTACGTTTGACGTATATTTTGAAGGACTTAAAGCTGTTATATCTCATGATGCAGATGTTAATGCTTATCATTGCATTATTATAGATGTTCATGATGATAGATGTTGTGAAATTATTCCGTTACCTAGGATTATGAATACTGATAAGTATAAGATATTCCCCCGTAAAGGAGCGTGTTGTATACAATATCTTCCTAATCAAATTGTTAAATCTTAGTAATATGGGACTAAGTTTTAAACTATCTGCTGTAAATGAGGAAAAGAAGATTCCTCGTGAGAAAGTAATAATGCAAATTGTTACAGGTACTATTGTTCTACATAATAATGAATATAAGTTCAAACCTAATAATAGTGATGAACTTATTACATTATCTGAACGTTCATACTCATGTAAAGGCTTTAAAACAATATATACTCGTGCGTTAGATAGTCATGGTAGACCTACTAAAATTGTTAGATGTACTGATGCTTATTGTGTTATGCCTAGTTGTTATATTCCATTTAAGATAGGATTGCCAGTTAAAGGTTATATTCTTAAATGTAGTGATAATATTGATAAATTTTTATTGAAATGCAATGAATTTTGAAAAGTTTGATGATGCTAAGAAAGATGATAGTGTCTTAAATAGTTTTACTCGTGACCAAAAGATTGCTTATGATAATCTTGTAGCTTTTATAGAAAGAGGTTACGTTGAAGGTGATTATAAACGTGCTCTTATTGGTTCTGCGGGTACTGGAAAGACATATATGATACGTGAAGTAATAAAAAGATGTGGTCTAGCTAAATCTGTTATTGGACTTGCTGCTCCTACTCATAAAGCTGCTCGTGTTCTTCGTTTATCTACTGGATATGCTACATCTACTGTTGCTAGTGATTTAGGTTTAAGACTTAATACAGATGTTACTGATTTTGATGTTAATAATCCACCTTTTGACCCTTTAGCTGAGAAGAAGATTAAACAATATAAATTATATATTGTTGATGAAGCGTCTATGATTGGTATTAATCTTAAAACTCTTATAGAAAGAGAATGTGAACAGTTTGGCTGTATGTTGATTTGGATGGGTGATGCACATCAGCTCCAGCCAGTTAAAGAAACTCGTTCACGTTGTTTTGATAATATTAAGTTTTATACTCTTAGACAAATTGTAAGACAAGAAGAAACTAATCCTGTTAGTGAGTTATTAAGGATATTGAGAAAAGATATTGATAATAAAACTTGGAAATTCCTAGAGTTTATCAATAGAAATCGGTATGCTTTTGATTCTACTCAAACTAAAGGTTATTATACTTGTGGTGCATTTGAGTTTCAATCTCTTGTAATAGATGGATTCTATAATGAAGAGTTTACTAGAGATGTTGATACTTGTCGTCTTGTTACTTATACTAATAAATCTGTATCTGACTGGAATAAATTCATTCGTAAAAATATTATTGAAGATAGTGCTAAAGCAGTCCTAACTAAGAATGACTTAGTAATGTCTTATAATACTTTTATTGATGATTTTAAAGAACCTATTATTATTAATTCAGAAGATTACATAATACATGATATTAAGAACTTTACTAATAGAGATAATATTCATGGGTTTAATGTAACCTTTATACGAGTTAATGGCGGTAATAAAACTAAACCTTTATTTGTAGTAGACCATTCTGATTTTAATAATGTAATGCTTTATTATAAATTAGCTGAAGGTTATATTTATAATGCTATTAATGCTGATAAATATAATAGAAGTAAACGTTGGAAAGAATACTATGAATTTAGGGAAAGAAACTTATTACTAGTTAATCTATTAGATAAAGCTACTAATAAGATAAAATTCAGTCGTGATTTAGATTATGGTTTCGCTCTTACTGCAAATAAAGCACAAGGAAGTACTTATGCTGATGTTTATGTAGATATAAACGATATTGTATTTGATACTAGAACTGGTAATCCTTGGGGAAATATAGATGAAACTCTTCGTAGATTATATACAGCTTGTAGTAGATGTAAAAATCGTTTATATTTGTGTTATGGACAATAAATAAAGTATAAGTATGAACTCTATGTGTTATGATGTCGAAGTAACTAGAAATTACTTCTCAGTAGTATTTGTTGATTTACGTAGTTATCTTAAAGTATTTAGTGATTGTGTCGATGATGATGGAAAAGCTATTCCTCTTATTGATAAAATTACTGTTGCAGATATAAAACAGCGTTTAGAAACAATACCTAAAAAACGTTTTGTTTTATATGAAGATGATGATACTGATTTATTTAATTTATTATGTTGGTTACAGCAGAAAGCTGATTATTTCGGCTTCAATAACAGAAAGTACGACCGCTTAATGTTAAGTGCATTATTAATGTATTATAATCAATTTGATAAGACTAGTAAATTAATCACATTCTTATATGAAACATCACAGAGAGTTATTCGCAGTTCTAATAATGATACTCTTTGGACTGATAATTTTACTTCTCTTATACTTCGTAATAACGTTGCATTTAGAGATTTAGACTTATTCCAAATATTTAGATTAGACCATTATCATAAGAGTCTTAAACAGACTTCTATTAATATTAAATGGTATAATCTAAAAGAGTATACTATGCCACCTATTGGTGATTTAGATAGACATTATTATCACGAGAGATTACCTGAAGCAAAGGGAATGACTGATAGAGAACTTAATATTCATTATCGTAATGTATTTGAGCGATTTATTCCTAAAGAATATCTTAATGAAATGGCTGATTATAATGACAATGATGTATATATTGTTGCCGAGCTAATCAGAATGAATCAGGAAGAAGTTCTTTTAAGGTATCGTATTAGTGAAGAATATAAGGTAGATGTGTATTCTGCTAGTAGAAGTACAATAGCTGATAAAGTTATTGTTAAACTATATAGTAAGTTTACTGGTCTACATCCTAAAGCCTTTATTGATACTAAGACAATACGTAGGAAAATTTTGGTTTCCGAAATCTTGTCAGATAAAATCGCATTTTCAACGCCTGAATTGAACGATATTTTATCAGACATACGTTCCCTTACCTTACGTGGAGAAAAGGGCGAATTTGACAGGGAATTTACCTTTATGGGCACGTCCTATACCATCGCAACTGGGGGTTTACATTCAAATGAGATTCCGGCTGTATATGTTGAAAATTCTGATAGTATTATTGTTGACAGAGATGTTGCAAGTTATTATCCTAATATGATACGTAGTCTTAAAGTATGTCAGAAACACTTGATTCCTAAAGCATGGTTTCGTATAGCTGATACTATTGTTGATGAACGACTAGAACATAAACATTTAGCTAAAGATAAATCTCTTGATAATATAGAGAGAGATAAACATGCTACTGCTGCTGCTTGTTTAAAGATTGTAGCAAATGCTGGTATATTTGGTAAAATGGGAAGTGAGAAGTCATTCTTATGTGACAAGAAAGCAATGTATCAAGTAACTATTAATGGTCAGTTATTCTTATTGATGTTAATAGAGAAACTTGAACTTGCAGGTATTCATGTTATAAGTGCTAATACTGATGGTATTGTAACTATTGTTCCTAGAGAATTAGAACAAACTGCCGATGATATTTGTCATTGGTGGGAGAAACATCTAGGATTAGAGCTAGAATTTACATATTATACAAAATATGTAACTGAAGGTGTTAATAGTTATCTTACTGTTAAACGGGGAGGTAGTAGTAAGTTCAAAGGTAGAATGAATCCTAAGATGTTCTTAGAGGATTTATCTAAAGGATATAATTCTCCTATTGTAGCTAAATGTGTTACTGAATACTTTATTAATGGAACGCCTGTTATGGAAACTCTTCGTAATGCTAAATCTATTCTTGATTTCTGTCGTACTCAAAATGTTAATCATAAGTATAGACTAGAGTTTACTCATGTTGTAGACGGAAAGATAGTAACAGATATAGTGCAAAGGAATACAAGGTTTTACATCTCCTCTACGGGGGGAACATTGATGAAAGTCGAGAGTATGGGCTGGAATGAGCGTAACGAAGAACAAGTTAAGAAAAGTTCTCTATGTTCAGGTCAACGTGTTTCTATATGTAATACTGTTGATGATACTGATATATCTGAATTAAATGTTAATTACTTATATTATTATAATGAAGCTATGGCTATCATAGAGCCAATAGAACAAAGTCGTAATAATAAAGGTAAAGGTAAACGTTTAGTTAAGAAATACTATGGAATGAGAAATACTTTATTTGATTGATAAAATGGATATAAGAAAAGTATGTATAAGTAATTTAGGGAAAGAAGTTAACTATGATAGTTTTAAAGGAATGGTAGTAGGTTATAATATACTATTAGAATGTTTAATCTTATCTTTTGTTGAAGATATTGGTTGGAATACTATTGAATATACAGATATTATTCTTCTACGTAGTCCTCTCAATCGTAGTTATGCTCTTGTTAATCCTAAACATTATAAAGAACAACTTGTATTATGAATGATGTAACCGATATTTATAATGAAGCTGCTAATAAATGGTCTGCTAACAAAGGCGTGGGTAGTGTTATTCTATCCGAACCACTAAGTGTAATGAATTTTGTTACAATGGTGTTAGATAAAATGGTAGCTAAAACTCCTGATTTAACGTCTCTTATTATAACAGAGACTATGGAAGATAGGGCTAACATTAATTATTATCTTGATAATACTTCTGAATTTAAAGAGATTCATAAACAATTAATAACTGATAAGCGATGTCTTATACTCACTCGTGATTATGTTGAGCGTTCTCCGTATAAACCTAGTCCTAGTAGTCATAAAGATGTACTTATTACTATTAATGTAAAGAAGTTCAGAAAGATTGCAGAGAAATATAGTGGTAACTATTTTAAGTTTAAACTACTTGCTACTAATGCTATTGATAGTGTTGCTGATAATGCTGTACTTATGTATAAGTATGCTCCTAAAGTATATGAAATTAATTATGCCCACTTAATTAATCGTTCTATTCATTCCCCCATAAAGGAGTACCAAAAGGGTGTTATTCTAACTGATGCTGATAGAATCTATTATGATAAATGCAGCCAATATATTAATGAAAGTATTACTATATTTGGTACTTTTGAAAAGTTAGAAGAATGTCGTGTTGGTAATACTAGACTTAATATTGCTGCTGAAACTTGTAGATTACAAGTAGCAGAAAGTAATGGTTGGTCTGCTAAAATGGATATGACTGATGCAATGTGTCGTAAGATTGATGAATTATATAATCCTAGTGCTTTAGTCGAGAGAGTTACTCAAACTTATAATATTATTAGAGAACGTACTAAGGTAGTTACTGATAATATTGTTAAGCTAGATGTAATACTTGATATAGTTAAGGAAAATATAGGCAAAAGAATACTTATTATTTCAAAGAATGGAGTGTTTGCCGGAAAGATAACAGAGTACCTAAATGCTAATATAAAATATGAAGGTAAATCTATTATGACTAATGGTGAGATATTCCAAACTGGAATGAGTATTCTACAATATGACTATTGCGGAAACTATCATAATGATATGGAAGGAATACAGGCTTATGATAAGAAAGGTAAACCGAAAGTATATAAGACGGGAGCTAAAATCGGACAGCCAGTAATCATGCAGGCAAGAGCGCAGAGAACGCGAAATTTGGAGCTATTTAATGACGACTATATGAAAGTACTGTCGGCAAATAATTCTATTGATACGAGCTTTATAGGAGTTGTAGATATAGTGATTTTCACTTCACCTCTTTGCAGCTCAATACGAGACTTAAAATATCGAATACCTAATCTATCTTTTAGTTCTGTACCTAATATAATATATAAGATATACTGTAAAGGTACGAACGAAGAAAAGAAGCTAGCAGAAACGAAAGGAGGCAGGGACTATGAAATAGTTAAAGATAGTGAAAATGATTTCATAATAGGAGAATAATAGATGCTAATCTTTGGAGTTATAAAAGAAATTAGTATCTTTGTAGAGTAATCAATAAGCGACTTTTGAAATAATGGAAGAAGTAAAGACAGAGAATGAAAAAACTCTAGCTAAGACAGAACCAAAAGCAAAACCTACTAATAATAGTATGATTATGGCTTCTGCTCTGAATACCCTAGACATTTACAATCCCGATGATAGGAGTAAGTTAGAGTTGTATCTGAAATCAGTAATGTCTAGTGATAAGTGCGGTATTAAAACTATTCAAGACGGTCTTGCAATATATAGTCGTGCTAAAGAACTAGGTTTACCATTCACTAGTTGTATTGAACATCTAGGAGTTATTAATGGTAAAACTACATTAGACGTTCACTTAATTAAAGCGTTATTATTGAAGGCAGCTATAACATGGGAATGCACTAAAGATTATATAGCTCTGTATGAATATACAGACGGTAATAATGTTTATATTGATAGTAAGATACCAGAGTATTGTAGGAGATTCAAAAGCAAGAAAGAAGCTGATGAATTTAATGCTAGTTCTGATAATGACGAAATTGGTATTTATCCAGTTAGAAATTATCAAGATTATAATGGTACTATATATAAGGAATATCAGTTAAATAATAAGTTCGGAGTTGCAGCTAATCAACAACAAGCTAAAGATTTTGCAGCTAAAGGATTAGTTCCAATCTTCCGAATACCTAATGTTCCTTGTGATTATATTACTGAATATAAACTTACTCGTGTGGTAGATAACAGAGTTATTACTAGTATAGGACATTTTAGTTATAGTGACGCTGTAACTGCTGGACTTGCTAGTAAAGATACATATACTAAATATATGAGAATTCTTATTGGACATAGAGCGTTTACACTAGCTGCTCGTGATATAGGTGCTGATGTTATACTTGGTTGTATGGAAACAACAGAAGCTAAGATATTAAATAACATGAATATCAGTGATGCTGATATTGTAGAGATTTGATAGTGATAGAAGTCTAACTATTACTAATCAATAGATACGAAATAAGACAAAAACTAAGATAACAATAGGCTTTAAGCCTAGTATTAATAATTATTAATCATTTAAATTTTTACAACTATGGGACTTCAATTTGGAATGTCTGCCGTTCAGAGCGGTAAGAGAGTAATGCAAGCTAGTAATGAACCTACATTGACTGCTAACAGTACTAAAGCTAAGTTTAGCTTGGCAGGTGCAGTAACTCGTATTATGGGTCTTGTTCCCGGTGATAACGTACAGTTTGTTAGTAATATTGCTGATATTGATGCAGCTATTGCTGAACGTGATGCCGAAGTAATGGCATGGTGCGAAGAGAACAATGTTGAGTTTGGTACAGAAGCTGCTCGTGCTGCTCTTATTCAGAACTTCGGTGAATATGGTATCTGTAAAGGTGTACCTTTGTTTGAGAAGAACGGAGAAATCAAACTTGCAGGTGTTCGTATGACTGCTGAACAGAAAGCGGCTGCATTTGAACTTAACAAAGAAAGAATCGCAGAAGAAGTTGGTAAGTCAGTAGAAGAAGTTACTATTGATGACTACAATCCTACTACTCGTGCTTACTCTGGTGCTCGTACTTCTACTTCTTCCAATCTTACTGGTCTTGGTTTGCCGTTGACTTTCTCCGATTCTTCAATGTGGTCGGAATTGAAAGAAAATCTCGGTGACGAAGCAGAGAAGTTTAACCGTGTATTCGAGGTTAACTTGAACGAACCGTTCGTAGTTGCTGTTGAAACTGGTAAAGTTATTGGTGATGAAAAAGAAACTGTTGAAGTTAACGCTTATAAGATTTCTTTCAAAGCCGATGAAGAACCGATTGCTCGTCAATCTTCTAAATAAGAACTTCTTCCGGTTAGATAAAAGCTAGATTATAAAGAGCTAAATTCTTAATTGAATTTAGCTCTTTTTTATTTGGCTATGATTTAAAAAATTATTATATTTGGAAACTTTGCAATAAACAACAAGCCTGTACAACTTGTTGTTGTTAGTATTAATCTTTATAAAAACAAATTTTATGAGTACTCAAAAAGAAGAAAGTGCTAAAGTAGAAGAACCGGTAGTTAATCAATCAGCTAATAATGCTGCAACTACTACAACTAAAAAGCGTCGCAGAGGTATTAGTAATGAGACAAGAACTACTGCTCGTAAGAAATTCTCTCATAAAGATGCTATTAATAATCTTTGGTTATTTGTTGGACATCTTCATGCTCGTGTTGCTTGGGTAACTATGAAGGAAGATAACAATATGCGTCCAGCATTTGCAGGAAAAGCTATTCCACAGCTTGTTATTGAAGCTACTTCTCTTCATACTAATCCTGCTGATGTTCGTGTTGCTAGTAAGACATTTTGGCCCTATGAAAGTAATGTTGACTATATCCCAGGCGGTTCTAAAGAGAAGTTTATTAATATGGACTTCGCTTGGATTAAACATTTTCTTGATGTAGTTGTATTCAAAGGTCGTGAAATGACTGATGAAGAAGCTGAAATGCTTGAACTTGGTTATGTTGACTATGATGATAATGGTCAGTATGAACCGGTAGGAACCGAAGATGTTATTAAAGCTTGGGGAATCCTATTTGACAACGTAGTTAAACTTGTTGAAACAAGTGGAGAAAATGGTAAATCTGCATTGCTTGATAAGACAGGTAAACCTAGACAATTCTGGTTTAGACTTAATCGTTATTATAAGAACAAAGGTGATTGGGCTTTCTCCGGTCAAGGTTCAGAAGAAGGCGATTTAGTATTCCCAAATATTGTAGGTCAAGGAATCTTTGAAGAACAGTTCATGCTCGATGCTAACCATTTCAAAGAACCAAGTCTTATGTTTGACATTACTAAAGAACGTATTGCTCCGATGGATGGTGTACAGTCTAAACAAAGAAAAGCTCCTAATCTTGGAACTGCTGCCGGTATTGGTGGTATTGCTATGGGTGCAGGAATTGTTAATCCAAGTATGCCTATGGGCGGTTTTGCAGGTGGTGTAGCAGGTGGATTTACTCCTACTGAAGGTTCTGCTTTTGCTCCTGAAACAGAAGATAATGGCGGTCTACCATTCTAAGTAATCCAAATATATTTCGTTAATAATGTTGTAAGCCTAGTGTAAAAGCTAGGCTTATTTTATCTAGTTATACTATGCGTAGAGGAATAAAACAAGACTTAACAAAAGAGTTTATATTATCTAAGGTTAGTCAAGAAATGATTATGGCTAAATATATGGGTATACCTGTATCCGTAGTTAATAATTGTGTAGAAAATAATGAACTTATTTGCTCTCCTTTACGTATTGATAATCATCCAACATTAGGTTTTGCTTTCAATAATAAACATAAACTAAAAGCTCGTGATTTTAATGGCTCACTGTTTGGCGATTGTTTTGATATAGTTGCTTATGTTTTAAGTTTTCAAACTGGTCGTCATATAAATGTTGCTAATAAAGCAGATTTCTATTATATATTAAAGCATATAGCTTATACTTTCCGTAAGATAATATATGACGGAGAAGTAGATGAAGAGAATGAAATCTTACTTAAACAAGTAATATCTAAAATCAAAGCTAGTAAACCAATTATTGAAATAGCTACTAGAACTTGGACTAATAACGATAAGAATATCTGGAGACAATGGGGAGTTAGTCTACATTGGCTTAATACTCATTTTGTCTATCCTGTCGACCAAATGTATATTAATAGGTATTGTCAACCTAGTCCTAAATATACATATAAGGAATCAGACCCTTGTTATGCTTATGTTACTGGACTTGATAGTAACGGTATTTATAATATCGAATGTTATTTTCCTCTTCGAGATAGAAGTAAGGGAGAAATCAAGTTTATAACTAATCATAATGGTCTTGTTGGAATACTTAATCTCGATAAACCTAAATATGATATAATTATTATTACTAAATCATATAAGGACAATCTAGCATTAAGTTACTGGTTACATTCCTATCCTTTACGGGGGAATTTGTCAGAGTCTCAAATAGGAGTAATTAATGTTACTTCGGAGAGCTATGTTCTCAAAGATTACGAATATAACTGGCTTCAATCTAAGCTAAATGATAATGGAATACTTATTTCTTTTTTCGATTGTGACTTGACAGGAGTACGTGGTGCTCGTAGATTACGAAAAGAATATGGTATTATACCTATTGTTATTCCAAGAAGTTATGGTGCTAAAGATTTCTCGGAGTTAGTTACTATGTATTCAAGAGAAACTATTAATTCGTTTATAGAACAAACTGAATCATTATTTGAATATGAATAGAGAAGAAGAATATGTGTCATTTCCGAAGACACAAGAAGAACGTAGAGTAATTGATTTTAATTCATTTGCTCCATTAAAGAGAATAGCTATAAACAGTTTCGGTAATAGCGGAAATGTTTATAGCTATTATTTTATGTACCCTTTGACAGATGAAGAAGAGAAGTATCTTAATCATATTAAGCAACAAATGGTTGATAATCCTGATACTTTAATTCGTATAGCTCTTTCCGACGGTACACCAATTGACTTTTCTAAGATAAAGATTTATGGTAACTTTGAGTTTGATAATCCTGAACACTTAGCTATCATTAAAGAGTACTTATATAAAGATATGTATAGTAGTCATAAGATTCCAAGAGAGTTTAATTATGAAGCTAATACATCTGTGTCTAAAGGAAACTTTATACAATGGACTGAAAGTACTGATTATCTAAAGTGTTTTAAGTTCTATCATGCGAGAATAGGTAAACCGGAAAAGTATATCATTGTAAGACTTACAGCAAATGAAGTTAAACAACGTAGACCCATTTAGTTATGAACTAGATGCTTCTGATATAAGAATGATTGAATATAATGTCAGAACTAAGGGAATACCTTATACTATCGCTGATTATCTAAAAGAATTAGATTTACCTAATTATCCTTATATTCAAACTATTCATTTTAGATATAGATGGATAATGGCAGCTCTTTTATATTTAGGATATGATAAATCATTGCTTGAAAAGAGACATGAATTAAATCTTGAATACGAAGAAGTTAATCCTCCTATTATTTACGAAAAGAAAAAGGGAACTATTAAGATTAATAAACGGATTACTAAATCTTCCCCCATAAAGGAGCGGAAATCTGTTACGTCTTCTTCTCCTAATTCTAAAGTTAGGATTATTGTTATAGATACTAATAAGTCTATGATAATAGATAGAGAAGTTGCTATTGGTCTTATGCGTGAACAACCTAATAAATATAAAATTGAAGAAGTATGAGTGAATCGAAAAGTATTACTCTTTATAAGCGTAATGCACAAGGTAAACCTATCTTTTGGTCAGCAGAAATACTAGGTCATAAGATAATTCTAAAGTATGGTATCGTTGGCAAGACAGGTACTACATCCGAATATATTCCACCTAGAGGTGTTGAGAAAGAATGGAAAACCATTGTTGCTGCTAAACGTAGAGAAGGCGGTACTGAATTAGGAGAGTTGTATGATAATACTCCTGCTGAAATAACAAATGAAGGTGATTTAATTAATTATCTTAATTGTTATCTTCCTAAGTACAATACTAATAACGAAGGTTTTGTTCTTCCTATGTTAGCTAAGATATATGAATATAATAATGAACAAGGACTATTAGCTCAAATGAAGATTAATGGTGTTCGTTGTAATATATCTGCTGTTATGCGTGGTGAAGGATTCTTTAAAACTAAAGGACTTGTATTTCGTAGTCGTAAAGGACTTGAATATAAGTGTCCTGTATTGGAGAATGTATTGCTAGATGATGTTATTACAGACAAGCTATTCAATCGTATGTTAGAAGATAATTTAGTATTAGATGGAGAGTTATATATTCCCGGTCTTGAACTAAATGATATTCTAAGTGCTGCCGAGAATCTTAAAAGTCCATATAATCGCTTTCTTCAATTTTGGTGTTACGACTTAGCTATTGATGATATGATTCAAACTAGTCGTATATCATTATTGAAATCAGAGTTTGGTAAATTTAAGATGCCTAATTACGTTAATGCTAAAGCTATTCTTGATTATCACATGAATAATAAGAAACGTTTCGTACTTATTCATACTTACGATAATCTTAATGGAGATGAAGATATTATTAAATATCGAGACCTCTTTGTTGAAGCTAAGTTCGAGGGAGCTATTCTTCGTAATCCTTATGCTACATATCAATTTGGCAAACGTAATTCTACTATGTACAAAAGTAAACCAATACTAGATGGTAAATTCAAGATTATTGATATTATTCCCGAAGGAGCTAAACGACCTAAGTTTAGTAAATTCGTTCTTCGTAATGATGTTAATGGTGAAACCTTTGAATGTATGCCGATTGGTGATGCTTCTACTCGTGAAAGTTATCTTCTTAATAAAGATAAACTTATTGGTAAGACAGCGTTTGTCGAATATAGATGTAGGTCAGGAGTGAAGAATGTCCCGAGTCATGGGAATTTAATTAAAATACTTAATAATGAGCCTACTGGATTACCAAATAATATCGAAGAAGAAAGTTAATTATAATAAATCTTATATAGACTATAAGAAGAAGAAACTGATAATAAAAGATATACATCTGAAAGATAAACTAAAGATGTTATTAATGGTTAAGTTCGACCCAGTGGAAGGACAAGAATCAATATATCTAGGTTTTCTTACAGAAGATATTCAAGGTCAATGCCGAAATGTATCTGTTTCAGATTATGGTTATTATTCTGTTAATGCTTCTGATATAATACAGAGCATTCGTGTTACATCTGATACTAACGTTAAGTTAGAAAAAGAAGAAGAGGATGATACCCTTGTAGTATATAAGTTGTTAAAGTAAGTCATGGTTTGATACCTTGCCCTATTGTTAGTCGAGAGATTAGCAGTAGGGCTTTTTGTTGTTCCCTTGTAAAGCTAGTGTTTCTACTATATACTCTGATAGCTAGATAAATTCTTGTTCTATATTCAAAAGGACTACCGGAAGTGTACACTAACGACACTTCCTTTACGGGGGAAATCAACGAGAATGCCCGATATTTCGTCTCTGTGCGATTTAATATACTTACCTGAACAACTATACTATTTTTGCCTTGCGTTTAACAGCGAGCCTTAGAATCGCTAATTTCGTATGTTTAAAAACAGTAAGATTTTCTTTACTCTGTTAGTAAGATTTATTATATTTGTAAAACCGATAATGAAAGAAGGAGAAGATAAAGGTAAATATATTGTTGTTAGACAACCTAACGACAATAATGCTTGTTTTCACGGTCTTAGAATTATTCACATAGTAATAACCTATGAAGAACTATATAAAAAGATTGATGATTATCTTAGTAATAAGATTGAAAGAAGTCCTGATGTTTATGCTCCTATTGACTTGTTTAATCATATTATTAAGCATAGGAAGATTTATTCCTTTGAAGAAGCTAAACGTCGTGCATATTATTTAAATAGAAAGTATGGAAGAAATTAAAACAACAGTCAGATTCGTTACTATTTCAGGATTCCCTAACTACTGTGTAGGAGAAGATGGAAGAGTTTGGTCTGATAATCGTAAGCGTTATCTTAAGTGGTATCGTGGTAAAGGTTGTGAAAGACCTCATGTTACATTGTTTCACAATGGTAATAGTTCTAAGCTATTTATAGCTACTCTCGTTGCTAAAGCATTTGTTATTAATCCTAAACCTAATGTATATAAATATGTTAGATACAAAGACGGTAATAGTGCTAATAATCATTGGTCTAATCTTGAATGGTGTCGTAATCAAACCGGAAGTAAATATGGAGCTTAATATTAATAGCAGCATTTCTGATATAATATCTGAAATAAGTAAGAAGGATAAGAAAAGACAAGTATTCATTCTTACTAGTCTTATAAAAGATTTAAAGAATACTCGTATAGAAGCTAAAAGTAATTATGAAGATTGTAACGCTTCTTATACTCGTAGAACTGATAACTTTCTCGGTCATTTTAATCTAATGATATGGAAAAAGCAATTAGAATTATTAGATATGATTATCGAGAATCTAGATGCTTATCTTGATGAATTATTAGCTAAGTAATATGGAAAGAGCTGAAATATTTCAAAATATAGTTAAAGGAAGTAATTTCTTTACTCCTATTGTTGATAGTTATCATACTATTAGTAATCATATTGTAGAACTAAGTTGTTCTGAAAAAGATAATCAACATGGATTTTATAATAGAGAAGTTAATGGTATAACCTTCAAAGGTAAATATGGTGTCACTGTTATTACTAATGAAAGAGATGGTTGGAAACGTAGTACTAAATTAGATAAACTGTGTGATTCTCGTGATGAAGCTATTGAATATATTAAATCATTAGATAATGCAAAACGGTGAGATAATTCCTGCTCTTATTGCTAGAATAAGACAAAATAATACAGATAATGTAGTTATTCGTAATAAATTATATAATCTATTGAATGATGTTACCAATAAGTTCGATAATGTTATTAAAGCTACTCCTCATATCGTAGACTTCCAAAAGATGTCTAATGAAGAAGTACTTGAACATTATTATCTAAGTGTTGGTTCTGAAAGTCTTTGGGATTCTCGTAAGCTTATTATTAATGCTATAAATGAACAAAATAAGTTAATTAAAGAAGAATATGAGAACAGTAATAAAGGATAAAGAACTTGGTAATGTGGAGATAATTACTCAACAATATGAATCAGGTCTTTATGTAGCTATTTATAATAATAAAGAATTAGTAACTCAATTTGGTAGTAAGTTAAAAGAACGTACTTATCATATAAATATTAGAGTAAAAGCTATTAAAGAAGGCGATTCTATTATTGAAGGAAATGTTATTGATAATTACAAAGGTAACTATCCTATAAATATATTTGAAAATGAAAAACCTAAAGAAACTAGCAAAGAAGCTATTAAAGATAAAGGATAAAGAAGTTACTCGTTCATGTTCTAACTGTGAAAAGTACGGAAGCATGAGATGTCCTAATAGTTTCTATTGTTACAGTACTGAAAACAAACCGTTTTTTAAACCAAAACATAATGGGAAATAGTCTATTTAGTATTAAAGCAGAGTTGCAGGATATTATCTTGCAACTCGAAGAAGGTGAAGCAACAGAAGAAATTGTTGCTAAACTAGGTATTACAGAAGATAATCTTAAAGACAAGATTGGAGATTATCTTCAAGTAATTAAACGTTATCAGTGCGACGTTAAAGAATGTAGTGACGAAGTTGCTCGTGTTAACCAAATTAAGAAAACAAGAAATAATACTCTTGAACGTCTTGAAGAAGCAGTTCTTGAAGCTGTTATAATGTTTGGTTCTACGGGCAAGTCCGGTAATAAAGTAATTGAAGGTAGTACTTATAAAGTCTATTCTCGTAATACTACTGTTACTAAGTTAGACGATGTTCGTATTGCCGACATTATCAAACATTTTATGGATATAGTTACTGAATATCTTGCAAGTACTGAAATTAAGGAAAGCCTTAGTATTGAGTATCTATCTCGTATTATCAGTGCTCACATGAAAGCTGAAAGTTCCCCCATAGAAGAGCAGGAATCTGAACAATCTTCATTTGTAGATGTTACTGTTGACGATGTGTTCTCTATTGATACTGAAATATCAATTCATATTCGTCTATCAGAACTTGCAAATGTTACTAACTTTAATCTTGCTCAATGGATTGGACAAAATCCTCATAAAGTAGAATTTAAATCTTGTACTAGTAAGTCTGCTGTTGCTACTAATTTAGATATGAACGCTGAACTTACTATTGCTAAACAAGAAAGTAATACATCATTAATAATTAAATAATATGTTTGAAGTAGAAGATTGGGTAGAAGAACTTATTCAAAGAATAATGAATGCTTTTGGATGTACTCGTGAACAAGCTATGATAGAAATCAGTAAATACATATAATTATGGAATTTAATTTTAGAGATTCAAGTTATACAAATAAGTTTAAAGCTCGCGGAGTTGCTTGGAGAGGTAAAATAGGTATAGACGTTAGTGATTGTAAGACAACAGAAGAAGCTATTGTAAAAGCTAAACTCGATTATACAGTTGCTAAATGTCAATTATCTGCTAAAATGCCAGCACATGATAATGGCGCTAGTCGTGATGGTTCTATATTTCCTAATGTAGTTAACGAATTTGAATTTGTTGATGTTCCTGGTGAATTTGCAACTTATCGTACAGATTCTAACATTCCTCTTGGGAAAGTAAAGTCTCGTTATGAAGTAGTACAAAATCAAATGGCTTTCGGATTCTTCGATGATGCTCTTGGTGGTAGAGTTAAACTTGATAGAGCAGGTTACTTTGGTTATGGACAAAAGATATTCATGTCAGCTAGTTTTGACAAGGATATTAATATTGGCGGTGTTAATGATACTATTCAACATTACTTTGTCTTTACTAATAGCCATGATGGTGGTAGTGCTGTACAAATGATGATTACTCCTGTAAGAGTTATTTGTATGAACGCTCTTCATTCTGCTAAAATATCTGCTGAAAGCTATATATCTTTTAGACATAATAGAGGTGTCAATACTAAGATACTTACTGTTCCTGAAATACTCGGTCTTACTGAACGTAAGATAGAAGAGGAAGAAGATATGTATAAAGTACTATTTAAAGATAAAGTATCTGACGCAGAAGTAAAGAAGTATTTGTCCGCAGTTTTCCTTACGGGGGAAGAATTTGAAAGAGTAAATGAATTAAACTTATATAATGGTTTATTCCAAAGAAACAATTCTGCTTATGAAGCTGCTGAAATATCTATGCAGAAACTAAATACTCTTTGTGATACTTTCGAGTATTATCAAGAAGGTGTTGGACAAAGACAGATAGCAGGTACAGCTTATGGTGCTTATAACGCTGTTACTGGTTATTTCTCCAACGTCAAAGATTATAAGACAGAAGAGCTTCGTTTAAAGAATACCGTATTTGAGGGTGACTATAATACTAGTCTTAAAGCTCTCAATTATGCTTTAGCAGGTGTATGGGAATAAAGAATTTTATTAAGAAACTAATTGGGTTATTTATTGTTCCACGTTGTCCTGATTGTGGTGCTAAACTAGAAGAAGTTCCACGTAAAGAAGAAAGTGACCCAATTGCTTTTAAGTGTATTAATTGTGGTAAAGAATGGAGTTAGAAACTGTATTAAAAACAATCTTATTAGATGTCCCTATTATAGAATGTTTTATTCAGATTGCAATAACTGGGATAGTACTAAAGATTACTAAGGAAAGATTAGATGATGAAGTAATAAGCACAGTTACTCTTAATTGTGCTTTATTCTTTGTTCCAATATTAGGTCATGTTCTATTTGTAATATTTATAATTAGGTTTGTTCATTTATTAAAGTATCTATATGGAAAAGAAGAATAAAGTAAGGACTTGTGGTAACTGTGCTCATCTAGTAAAGAAAGATAGAAAGCAGTATTATTATTATAAAGTCTACAAATGTATTAATGAAGACGCAGATGGTTTTACTGCTTGGAGAAGACCTAATAATCCTACTGACTGTCCTTATCATAAATTTAAAAACAATAATTATAATGAGTAAATTAAGTAAAGCAATAGCTAATGCTATTATTGAGTTTAACTCTGGTTTATTAACACAGGACGAACTCTTCGAGAAACTAGAACAAGATATTGATAATGTAAGTGTTTTAGTTTGGCGGGAAGATAAGTCTATTCCATTACCTACTTATGGTAAAAAAGGCGATGCTTGTTGCGACATCTATGCTAAGAGTATAGAATATGATACAGAAAAGGATAGATGGATTATTCATACAGGATTACATTTTGCTCTTCCTGATGAATACGAAATGGAAATTAGACCTCGTAGTAGCAATACTAAAACAGATGTTTATCTTCCGAACTCCGTAGGGACTTTGGATAGTGGTTACAGAGGTGAACTTCTTGTTATTTTCAAGAATCGTACTAACATTCATTTGTCTCGTTGTGTAGAAGATAGTCTTATGTCTACTCGTCAGTTAATGCACGTTACTAATAATATTCAAAAAATTACAGACGATGCTATAAAAGAACTTGAACAAGTTATAAATGGTTTTCCTTATAAAACAGGTGACCGTGTTTGTCAGCTTCTTGTTCGTCATCGTGAGAAGATTACTTGGGACGAAGTTGAAACTCTTGAAGAGCTTGGTACTACTAAAAGAGGTACAGAAGGATTTGGTAGTACTGGAAAATAAACTAATTATTAATTTTAAACAATAAACAATTAAATTATGAAAGCAATTGGAATTAAAATGGTTGAACTTCAACCAATGACTGCAAGAGAAGCTAATGACAAAGGTCATAGAATTGGTAATCATTCTTTTGAAGAAGAAGGTTATGAAGTTACTTATCCTGACGGATATAAGAGTTGGACACCAAAAGATGTAGCTGATGCTGCTTATTATCCTCTTTCAGAGAATAACGATGGTACTAAGATTCTTAAAGAAGATGTTGAAAACTTTATTACTGATGTAGAAGTAATGACAGTTGGTGAAAAAACTACTGTTGTTAATGCTCATACTCTTACTGGCTTTGATACAGTTCGTCATTCTTCTTGTGTTGACCCAAAGAATTACAGCGAAGAACTTGGCAAACAATATGCTATGGAAGAAGTTGTTAATAACCTTTGGGCACATCTTGGATTTGTTCTTCAATGGGCTAAATATGGTCTTAATGTTAAACCTAAAGAAAATGAATAATCATGCTGAAAATAAACGGTTTATTATCTATTGATACTTGGAATAACTGTTCTAAAGTAGTTAATCCTAGAAATCCTAATAAGATTTATCAATGCGATTCTTTATGTCGTATGCAAGATAAAAATGGCGGTAATACTCTTCATGTAATTCTTAGAGAAACTACTGATAATGAATATGATGGAGAGAAAACCGTAGTTGAACTTAATCAGTTCATGAATACTTGGAATCCTTATGTTGAACCTGAAAAAGAAGAAAATAATGAAATCGCAGAATAAGTTTATGCACAGTCAAATTCGTAAAGCTATGAGATGTGTTGCATCACTTCCTAAACTTAAAGCTCGTAATAATATCTATCTGAAACTACAAGAAGTAGAGAAGAAGTATAAGAACGAATAAGTAATAATCATTTTAGTTATACATTATGAGTACTGGTAGAAATACTAGTACTCTTTTTATATTATGGTAAGAAAAGTAAGTGTTAAAGTAAAAGCATATCAATCAGACGGATTAAGTAGATATTGTGGAAAGTGTGATTATAATCCTTGTTCTTTAGATATGAGAAGATTATGTACTAATCGCTTTGTTGAAGGTTATATCAAAGGATATGCAAGAGCAAAGAAAGATATTAAAGAAAGTAAATGAACTTAGAACTATTAATAGTAGCAATACTGTTGATAGTTCTTTTTTTTAAACTGTACTTGGATAAAATCAACGTACTAAAGATAGTTGTATTGCCGGACTTGACTACGCTCGCAAGCTCGCTAAATCCCCCGTAAAGGAGTGGAAATACTGTTAACCCAGCTCCTTTAGGGGGGAGGAAAGCGAGCCGATAGGCGAGCGGGATATAGTAAAGCTAAGTTAATTAAAAATTTAATAGTATATTTGTATACTTAATTAATTACAATATGTTAGACATTAAATTAACAGAAAGAGAAACTATTGAATTATTTAATTTGATAGAAAGAGAATTAACAAAAATAGAGTCTTATAATCTTGAAACAATAAGATATAAGTTAAAATCTAGTATTAATAAATATATCAAACTAAAAAGTAATAGAAATGTTTGTACTATTAACAAAGATGAGTTAAAAGAAATTCTTAAATATAAACTCAAACAATAATACTAACGGCACTGGGGATAGTGTTCATGGAAGATGTTCTTCGTTAGATAGAACATTTGGGAACTTTTTGGGTATAGTGAGGTCATAGACGGAGTAAATAGTATTCGGCTCTTTTTTGGGTAGTGAAGCTAAATCAATCGCTATTGACAATCATTCTACTAATCCTTGTAGCTTTGTTTCTATTTATCGTCCGAGGTTTTGCACTAGGGCGGAGACACTGCCTAAATGAAATAGTACTTATAAGTACTAAGACTAATCGAGTTCCCTAGCTCTCCACACTACACGCAACTAATCTAGTTAGTCAGACAGCTAATGCTGAATCCCGTACAACAGTCCGAGACGGTAGGTACTTAATCACTGCAAAGGTAGTATTTATTTTGATATAAACAAAATAAGTCGGACTACTTTCACAAGCAATCCGACTTCACCATGAGTTGTAATATTAAGTAGTTAGTTATTCTTCATCTTCACCAGTAATCATATTAGCAATAACTTGACCTAAACCACTAAACGGACTACTACGAACTTTATAGTAACTATTATTAGCACCAAGTCTTTCATGTTTTCTAATTTGATTAACTAATGGTACTTGTTTAAAGAAGTTTACTGCAAGTTTATTTTCACCAGAGTAACTACCCGAACTATAATATAAATCATCAGAGTTACCAGTAACTATATAACTACAACAAGCCTCTAGTAATTTAAGATTATCAGATGCGATACTTAACGCAGCAACAGGTTGACTATATAATTTTTGTCCTTCGTTAATCATACCCCACGGAGTATACTGAATAGTTTCAGACATTAGACGGTCAGCACTATATAAGATATAATCTGCTACTTGCGTAGAATCATCGTCATCGTCAAGCATTAACTTACCAACTACGAATAATGCTACTGCTTTAGTAATAGCTATCCATTCACCTAAACATCTACGAATATTAGCTTTATCATATTCAGGTAGAATATTATAGTAAGTAGTAAGATTACCTACAAAGTCTGCATAACCTTTAGCTATACCTTGAAGTGTACGAACAGTTTGAAGTTCATTATCATTATTTAGTTCATAATACTTCTTAAATGGCATTGCTATAAATTCTCCTAGACTAACATAAGTACCTTTACTTACAGATTCTCTAGTTTCATTATATATACCATCGAAGTGTCCTAGTCTATAACCAAATCGTTTTTGGAATCCCGGAACTAAGTGTTTATGGAACTGCATAAGTAATGCTCCCCACCATGATTGTTGTAGTTGATTAGCACCAATTTTATCATAGATACCATGTATCTGATGATTAACTGATATAACCTTATTACGGAAAGCTGCAATATCATCATTAGTAAGACCACTGTCAGGTTTAAGAGTAGCAACACCATTTTTCAAGATAAGACTTTCTCTAAAAGAAGGATGATTCTCGAACTTAGTTCTTTCTTCTTTAGTATATTCTTTATAGGTAGATTTAAACTCTTCTCTTATCTCTTTAGGAACAGAACGTAAGAAGTCAGTTATTATATCAGCTTTAAACTTAACATAACGTTCTTTCTCAATATATGATTCAAGCACTTTATCTCTGAATGTTTCATATTTAGTAACTAATTCAGGATTATTCTTACGAAGAACTTTAAGCAATGCTTCTTCTCTAAGTCCCATAGCAAACTGTTCAAATGACATTACTTTATTCTTACCATTAACAGCAACAACTCTATGAGAATGAAGCATGGCTAACAATGTAGCGTTCTGCATATAATGTTCACCTGCGGTTTGTTGGATAAACAACAGATTTTCTAATTTACCCATAGGATTGTTACCTTTACCATAACGTTCTGTTACCATATCAGATTCAATAACATTGAATAATCTAATAACAGCATTAGTTTCGTTATTAGTAGTTTCATTATAAGCATCAGCTAAATAACTACCTATATTCTGCATCCATTCGTTCTCACCTTTACGGAAGTCTTTGTATTTAAAGAATTGTCCGGCAGCCATTTCCATTTGTATCTGTGTCTTACCATATAATACGTTGGCAATACCACCAGTAATATTTAACATCATAAACTTACTAGATACTATATTACGCATAACACGAGATACTTTAGAACGAGTACCTTCATCCATTTCAAATTCATTAAATACTAACTTACGAACTTGATTCTCGAAGTGTTTAACTATATTTGAATCGTCACTCTTAGTAGTACGTATTTCTTGTTTACCAGTAATTCTACTAAGTAATCTATTATCCATAAGTTTATCATTAGGATTTCTCTTAATAATGTCCATGTTACGTAATTGATTACTAGTAATCTTAGCTAATCTAGCTATATCATTACGGGTATTAAAGTTATACATACTATCTATAAATGAATTAAGTCTTTCAAGAACATTAGGATTATTACGTTCTGCATTTTCCTGTGCTCTTTGTTTACGTAACTCATTATTCTTAGCTTGAGTTTCACGAACATAAGTTAGATACTCTTCTTTAGTTTCTCCTTCTTGTTGTTCACGAATAGGAAGTAACTTAACTTCCGATAAACTATGAAGCATAGGAGCGTTACTAAATCTCTTATATAGATTAAGTTCTATATCAGATTTATTAGGAGTATCATACCAACCATGACTACGTTTAAAGTCTTGCCAATAATCAGTAAAACCTTGACTAGGTTGTTCAATAGCTTGATTAGGTAGATAACCACGATTAATATAAGCACGACTACGCTTATCTTTAACAAGTTCATTAAGAAGAGAATCTACTTCATTATATAACTGTTGCTGATAATTATTCATTCCATAATACTTATCATTACGATATTTATTAGTAGAAGGTTGTAACTTAACTTCATCATAGTTAGGATTCTTATATTGGTCTTTAACTTTAGTTTCTAACCATTTGTATTTAGCACTATATTCCATGTTATTAGCTTCATCCTTAACTACCATTTGCCTCCAAATAGGCAACGGTTCGTATTCTTTAGTAATAGGATTAACAACATGATTATCAGTATACCATTTATCAAATACTTCTTTGCCCATTTTATTCATAGCTACATACATAGCTTCGTAGTAAACAGTATTGATATAACTAATATGATTATCTAACCATTCTTGAGCCTTTTGTTCATTTGGTTTAACACGACCAACAGCCGCAGCAAACATTTGTTCCTGATGTTTCTTTAAATTAGCTATTTGAACATCAGTAAACTTAGTACCATCAATAACTCCTTCTGAATCATATTTACCATAAGCCATCGTACGAACGAAACTATCGAAAGGATTACCTAGACGAGTATCCATATAAGCCTTCTTTAATTCATCTAAGAACTCTCCTTTTAACTTATAATCGGTATTAGCTTTTAACCATTCTACTGATTCTTTATAAGTTTCAGAAGTTTCAGGATATTGTAAACCTTCAATAGCTTGTTTATAACGAATAGTAAAAGCATCTTTAGGTTTACTCTCTTTATACTTATTATTTAACTGGCGTCTACGTAATAAGTAATTATTAACAGCATTAGCTTCTTGATAATTCTCTTTATAATTACCATCTATATCAATAATAGCTCGCATCTCTGTAAGTTCTCCTTGAATTTCATCAAGACGCTTCTCATTCTGAACAGTAAGTGTACTATAATCATTATCAATCATCGTACTTAATATATCTCCTTCTTCATGTAATAGCTTCATTAACTTAACATAAGTTTGAGGATACTTATTAAGTATTTGATTCATATCATAGTATTCTTGATAGAACTCTTTTACGTTCTCTCTTTCTACATTATCTATTAAGAACTTCTCTAGTTCGTCTTTAGTTTTCTTGTATATAAGACCGTCCCGACCATTCGGGTCTTCGATTTGAGCCACTTTTAAGGCTTCTTTCAGCGTCCTAAGCCTGTCGGTGAACTCTTCATTATATGGCAGCAAAAGGTTGCCATTTTCGTCCAAAATATCGTTCAGAGACACGTTTATACCGTTGTTTTTTGCGTCCTCGATAATTGCTGAAATGGCTGAAGTGAAAGCTATCTTTCTATCACGAGCACTAATCTCACTAGTTCTTAATTGATTCATCATTTGTTTTAGAACTATCTGAACTATTGGAATATGTGTCTCTTGACTATCAGCTAACCAAAACTGGAAGAAGTTTTCATCTTCAAATGCTTCTGTAATACTAAGCATATTAGATTGAACACGAGGGTCACTAGAAAGACTAGTAATATAACTATCAAAGTACATCTTAGTGCTACGCTTAACTACATTATCTAAGTCTTTAATACGTTTGAACTTATCTTTGATTTGTTTAAGCATATCATTAGTTCTACGTAAACCTTCTATTTCTTCTTCTGTTTCACTTACACTATGAGCTTCATCAATATCGTAAGGCTGAATAGCTTCAATAATAGAATAATCTTCTACGAATCTATTAATGTCATCTAAGAACATTTCATAGCGAGTACGTAATGTTTCATCTTCTAACATACGGTCGAATAACTTCTTATTAGTTATGCTCCATTTCTCTTTTACTATTTTATTACCGTTTTCATCTAATTGATAAGTACCATCAGGATTAGTAACATAAGTAGTATAGAAATTATGAATATCAAATAAGAAATCATCAATGCGCCTATTAGTATAACCATTAATAATTTTCAATGCTTGTTCACGTAAATTATCATTTAACTTGGTAGCTGTATTAGAACGTAAATCAATAGCAGCAAATGAACGGAAAGCATCATTAAGAGCAGCTTCTTCAACATTAGCATTACTTCTTTCAACACTTTCGATTACACGAGAAATATATTCGTTTATTTCTTTATCGTTATCTACTAATGCAGATTCAAGAACATCTTCATTAATAAAGTTCTCTTCTGTCTGAACTCGAATAATATTATTATTAGCGAATTTATCTAATCTAGCATTTTCTTTAACTACTTGAGTTAAAGCATTACGTCTAGGAAATTCTAATTGCGATATACTATTAATAACAGTCTTTCTACTATATGAATAATCAGGAGCAAGACTAATCGACTTAGTAGTTATACGTCCTAAATTAGTAATAATATAAACGTTGCCTTCTTTCTCATATCTGAAATATCCATTAGGTCTAAAACCGGTATTATCTATTACTGTTTGTAAAACAGGAACAAATCCAATACCATTAACATTAACGTCATTAATAGTTTGATTAATACTAGCTTTAAGTTGAGCATAATAAGGAGATTCAGAATTATCAGACCTTTTCTTTCTAAGTTGAACTTCGTTAGCATCTAACTTAGTCATAGCTTCTTGTAATCTCTTAGCCGCAATATCTGCATTATTACGTTCATTAATAATCCTACGAATATTATTATAATTCATATTAGGAGCAGCAACAACATAATCATGAACGCCAGCAGCATCAAGAGATTCAATAGTTTCTAATAGAGTATTGTTATCAGTAATAGCCACAATGTACTTACGAGAAGTATCAACTTGTTGCTCCTTTATGGGGGAAGTCAAGACAGTACTATTAGGAAATACTTCTTCGATTAATGTATCAGCTCTTCTTTCAAATACGGTAGGAAGAACCATAAACTTACGAGTATCAGAAGTAATACCGATATTTACAGAACTAATAAAAGCAGCATCATACTGATTAATAGAAACATCTTCTAGTATATCTAATGGAAGAAACATTCTATTATTATCAGGATTAACGCTTACTTCTCCAATTTCGTTCTGTTCTAATGGATTAGTAGGCAGCATATAAACAGTATCATTATAATATACTAGTTTATATAATCGTAGAGTTTTATTATTATCATTAGTTTTAGCATAATAACGATACCTACGATTATTCTCACTACCAGTAATCATTCCACGTTCTTGTGCTTCTTTAAAGCTAAGTCTTCCAACACCTAATCTATTAAATGTTATCTTATTAGATTCTTTATATTTCTTATTCTCAAATACTAATACATCAGGATTATTAGGATTAGTTCTAAAGAATAAGTCACGTAACTTTTCAATAGTAACTGCATCATTGCTAGCTCTTTCATAAGTTCCTGTCTCACTACCATATTGAATCATGCTATTAATAGCCCTATCTGAATCGTTAATAATATTAGTAGCTGAAGAAACTCCATTATCAGAATCAATACCAGTATCTTGTCCATATAATAATTCAACAGGAATAATTTTACTAACTGTACCACCTTTAAATTTATATCCTTCTACTACCATAGAATATCTTATCAAATCCATAGTAGCAAGTTTAATAAATGGATTATTGTTATGCCAAGCATTACGAAACATTTGATATTGAGATTCAGTAGATATAGTACTATCGACAATAGTTATTCTATCATAACTATTACGACGACCTTTATACTCAACATTTAGATTCTTAAATAGATTATTATCAGAAGTATATCTTTGAATTAATACTACCTTATTA